CGCAGCTAATCATGAATTACTATGATAGTGTAACTATTTTGCACAGATCAATTAATACCAGACGGTATTTTGATCCCAGCAAGCGAGATGATTTGACTGTGTTAAAATTCTTCAAAAAGCATAACAAGTGGAAAGATGGATGTCCATTTTATTTGGAATGGCCTCACGCTGATATTATCAGCATGTGCAACACAAAGTATTCTGATTACATGTTAAAGCAACTAAAGTAAAAAAGCCCCATATGGGGCTTTTTTATTAGGTCTTCATTATGAAACACAGTGCATAGTAGGGTGGCAAATTCTGATTGGTTCCACTAATACCTGCAGTGTTCACTGTGGTAGACACTGTGCCAGATGGTGTGCCCGCAGATCCTGATGTGATAGAAATGCCAGTTGATGAATTGCTAGTATAAGCTTGAACTCCACTGGTACTAATCCCACCGTATCCGGATATAGCAGTCGCCATCTCCACTTTAAAATTAGTGCTAACACCACTGTTACCAAATAAGTCATATCCAGGCCCGATACCCACCCCCATGATGTGATTGTGTTTGGGGTCAGTAACACCATGTGTGTGAGCAGACAACGAATCGCCTGCGAAAGATGAACTTGCAGTGTGAGTGTGGCTGGCCACCACAGCATCTGCCGTACCACCGGTAACACCAACGGTGTATGTTGAACCGGCACCAATAATAAATTTATTTCTTAAATCAGGTGTACTATTAGTACCATCACATATTCTAAATCCTGAGGGTATGGCAGAGGTGGCTCCGGACCACATCATGATGACACCAGTTGGTATTGTTTGACTGACTGTTGGTGAAGTTGTGGTTAATCCACTTATTGCCGATTTCACATACTCGGTGGTTGCAATCTGTTTGCTTCCGGCAGCAGCTTGACTGGCGGTAGGAGCTAGAGGAGTTCCAGTAAACTCTGGACTCAGCAAAGGAGCCTTACCCGCCAGTGCAGTTGTCAAAGTTGCAGTACCAGAATAATTGGTAAGTGCATTGGTGACAAACGCAGTGGTTGCCAATTGCGTAGAATTTGTTCCGTTAGCCGCAGTTGCAGAAACTGCCAGGCCGTTAACTGTTAGGTTACCTGTGACAGTTGCATTGCCGCCCACAGTTAAATTGGCTGTAATATTAGCGTTGGTTAAATTGCCTGTGATATTGGCACCAGGAATATTACTTATATTACCAGCATCGCCCTTAAAGGCACCTGCAGTCAATACTCCGGTATCTTTGTTGAATTTTAAATTTGTATTAGCACCCAGTACACCAGCATCGTTGAATTGTATATGGGTGTTGCTTCCTGCCGCCGCTACACTACTACCAAATATACCTGCTTGAGCAGTCCAACTAAGGTTTCCAGTTCCATCAGTTTGTAGTATATACCCGCTAGTTCCTCCCAATATTTTAACATCATCGGCTGGTCCTAAATTAGCTTTAGCCACTATAAGTTGACTGGCACTGATTCCACCGCTTAGTGTGATACTGTTGGGAAACTCTACTTGTATGTTGCCTGAGCTGGTTACAGGAGTGCCAGTCACTGTTAATGTGCTGCTGACCACTCCCACTTTGGTCACAGTTCCTGCTTGTGTTGCCAATCTGGCAGAGATAGTAACATCTCCGTTGCTGCCACTGAGTACAATTCCAGTACCTGCAGTCAATTTAGTAACACCTGTGTTTACTATACTGATAGTTCCATCACTTGTAATGGGGCTGCCGGACACTGCAATTCCGGTTCCAGGATTCACTGCCACGCTGGTCACTGTGCCAGTGCTGACAGTGCTTACAATGCTGGTTATTCTACCGTATTTGTCTACTGTGACTGTGGGAGCAGTATACGCACCAGCCACTACGCCACTCACTGGTAAATTGATAGTGATATTACCGTCACTGACAATGGGTGAGTTGCTCACAGTTAACGAGCTACTGGTCACGCCCACGCTGGTGACTCCAGCTACTAGTTCACCAGTAGAATCTCCGGACACGCTAATAGTTACGTCGCCGTTGCTGCCGGAGAGTGAGATTCCAGTGCCAGGAAGCAGCTTGACTACTCCTGTGTTCTTGACTGTAACAGTGCCAGTCTGATCGTTGGTAGCAGTTGATATACCAGTGTCACCCACGAATTTAACATAGGTACTGGCTGAGCTAAACAACGTGGTAAAGTTGTTTTCTATCTTATTGAAAGCCACAAACAGCGAATCACTGCCTATCTGTTGATTGGGTGCTGAGCTTACGTTGATTTTTTGTTGACCTGAAATCGCCATTTGATTGTCTATCCTTATCTAGTATTTATCAATAAGGACACTTCACAGACTTTGACCCCATCTGGTGCTGATCACATTCCAGTTGATTATCTTCCATTGTTCCTGCAGGTACTTCTTTTTGTCAGATCCGTAGTCCAACAAGAAAGCATGCTCCCACCAATCAACAATAAGCAGTATATCACTGCGAACTTCATGATTTTTTATCGTTTTAATGGCGCCACTGTGGGACAAATACACCCAGCCTGACCCCTGTATCTTCATGGCTTCTTCTGCAAACTGGTCTTTGAAATTGTCCCAGTCTGAGAACTTTTTGTCTATAAATGTCTTGATTGGCCCAGTGGGTTGATTGTTGTTTCTGACCTCACGGAACTGAGTAAACAGCAGATTATGCAGAAAAACACCAGCATAATTGAAGTCTTTGTCTCCCTCACCCTTGTTGTATCTGTCAGCGTAGCCATGAGCCAGCTTGCCATAGTGTAGGTCGATTGTAGCCGCACTCAACACTGGACTAACGTCCTTGTCGGTGAAGTTTAAGTTGATTATTTCTATGTCTTGGGGCTTTTCTTTGCCCTCAAGTATTGTGATGATATCGCGCATTAAGATATTTATGCGTTTTTAATAAAAAGAGATAAATAAATCATAAGGAGTAAAATCTAACTACTATGAATGAAAAATACAAACTTAGGGGTGAAAGAATTTCTGAAGCCAAAAGGATGAAACAAGAAGAATTTTTAAAAAGAGCCATATCAGTACATGGTACCAAATACGATTATTCTGAAGCAGTTTATATAAATGCACATGCCAAAATAAAAATTGGTTGTTTTGAACATGGCATATTTGAACAACGCCCACATGATCATGTTAAAGGAAAAAATGGATGTCCGGTGTGCGGGGAAGAAAACCGAAGAAAAAATCATTCTAAGCAAGCATTAGATAAATTTTTAATATTGGCAAAAAAAATACACCAAAACAAATATCAATACGTCATTGAATCATACACCGGAATAACAGATTTGATGGAGATAATTTGCCCAATACACGGAACATTTAAACAAAGTGCAGATGTTCATAAAAGGGGTAATGGGTGTCAACGGTGTGGATCAGGTCCTATTTCAAAGATGTCCCAAAAATGGCTTGATTCACTAAATGTACTAGACCGAGAATATTGGATAATAATTGATAACAAAAAATATAAAGTAGATGGGTACGATATTGGTTCAAATACTATCTACGAATTTTTGGGCGACTATTGGCATGGAAACCCAAACGTTCATGATCCTAACAAAATTAATCCCCACAATAAAAATACCTTTAGAGAACTTTATGAAGGTACTATTCTAAGATTAGAAACTTTTAAAAAAGCAGGATATAATTTAATTTTTATATGGGAGCGTGATTATTTAAAGCCTCCTAATAATTCTACCCTTAGTCAAATCATAAGGTGAAAATTCTACAGAAACCGTGTCGCCTAATAGAATTTTGATGCCGTGTTTGCGCATTTTACCAGAGATGTGACCAAGTACCCGCTGTCCACTGGGCAGGGTAATGCGAAACATTGCGTTTGGCAACACTTCGTCAACTACCCCATCTATTCTAATACCCTCTTCCTTGGACATGGTACTGTATTATCTCCGCATGCTGCTGATATCTTTAGCCTCTTGGTCACTAAAGATGGGCACTGCATTGCTTTTGTGCATGGTACCGATACCCACAATCTTGGTACCAGTGTACTGCGGAGTCTGCTTGATGGTAACTGCACCCGTGTGCCCACTGTCAACACTGGCCACCTTGCGCAATTCAGCTACTCTGGGATTCACTGCAGCAACATAGGGTTTGCTTTTGAGAGCACGAGTCCTGCGCTTAGCGTCGGCATCAACACCCTGTCGTTTAAGCAAATCGGCCCACTGTTGGTCTAATTGTTCGTGCTGGCGCTTTTGTTCAGCACTGGCCCATTTGTGTTTGCCTTTGCGTTTACCTGTGGTAGTAAGGGCGGGGCTTGCAAGATGCATTGTCATGATGATAACTTGTGAGTTGACGATAATAATATTATACAGTGTTGGCTATTTACTGTCAAGTTATTTCTTCAGAGTAGCCCAAATCTGCTCTTTTTCTTTAATGTCAGCCTCAAGTTCTCGGTATTGTTTACCCAATTGTTTCAGCGTTTCCCAGCGTTCTTCCAGCTCAGGATTTGGGTGCAATATGGCCAATCGTTCTTCAATGGATTCCAACAACGCGCCAATGTCTTTGCCACCGATAGATACCTTGCCGTCGAATTCTGCATCACCATGAATTTTAATATCATGCGACCTTCCAGTGATTGTGTCCCACGTGGACTGTGCGCCGTAGCCACCAGGTATGGCCGCGCCGTAACCAAATCCGCCAGTACCACCTCCACCTGTTCCAGTAGTATAAATTGAGGGTGCCAGAGTAACAGTGCTGCCACCCCAGGTTAGGTTGCTGTCGTATATTCCACCAGTGATTGATCTGCCCAGTGTAGATGCGGTTATTGAATCTATCCCACCAAGACTATCACTGTCCAATGGAGTGATTGAGATCGTGTCCTCACCAAAAGAACTGTCTCCAAAGTCTAAAGACATTTGGTCACCCTGATAGGAATAACTGTCAGAGATATCATATCCCTTGGAAATAAACACATCCATGCCATTGATGACGCTTTTTTTAGAAGATGCCATTAGTTAACTTTCCTTAGTATAAATTCGCCGTCTGCGCCAGCGCAGAATTCAATATCGTCGCCCTCATCCCAGCCCAGCTTTTTCAACAGCGCAGGTGGTATAGGCAACAGTATATCACCGTTGGCATCACGGTTAGTCACAACCTCATATGAGGTGTTCTTTGATTTCTTTTTTGATTTTTTCTGTTCGGTCATATGGTGTATTGTACTACATATGACTGTGTATTGTCAATATGTAAAGATAGGAAATTAACCCAATTATAGAAGATTATGGTTGACAGTTACCAGGCCTTGCAGCTCCAGTATCGTGCTTTCCAACGCGGTCCTGGATTAGCGCAATTATGTCTTGCTCTAAAGCTTTTGCGGCGCTTGGGGTTTGACCGTTTGATAGTCATGTTGGGGTCACCAAAATTAACTTTGACCACGTTGCCTTTGGCGTTCTTCACATACACTTTGCTTTTCTTTACATCACCCTGCATGGGTTTGCCCAGTGGAACTTTACGGCCCTGATATTCAGCTTCGTGCAGTTCTTGTACTTGGTCCAGCATCTGTAGAGCAGTTTCATCCATGTGGATAACTATGCCATCTGCCAGTACCTCAGTCACAACTGTTTCTATCAATAGGTCACCCAACTCTAACTCAAATACATCACCCTCGCTTATACTGTTGCTCAAGTAGGGTGCATAAATTTTGGTTAATTGCTGTATAGTACCTTGTGTGTTGTTGTCACGATGTAATACACCAATGCCGCCTGCAGACTCCCAGCGTTCTATATACTTCTTGTGATCGTCTACCAATACATTGGGCTGACTGGTAGTGGCATACTTTTCTTTCATGCCAGTAAAGATAGCAGCACTGCTGGTACCTGGATTGTATTGGTCTAGCCAATCTTTTTTACCTGCAATACTGGCTTCGTAATTGCCGCGTAGTGGGGCACTCAATATGGTAAAGGGAATCTTGTTCTGCTTGAGCCAATTGACCAACTGATTACCGCCACTAAGTGGTGGCAGAGTGGCAAAGAATTTGTATATGAACTCAGGTCCACGATTGGTTAAATCGCTTATGCTTTGCTCACGTTCCTCTTTGCCACCAATTTCTTTGTAACGTGCTTTGTTATGAATGTTAGCCCAGGCAGTAAAGAAGTCGGCTTGAACTCCATCCATGTCCAAATATAAATGTGGCATGGGTGGCAACTGTTCAGGTTGCTCTGTATCTATATCTTCAGTGAGTTCGTGTATTTTCATAATATCAGTATATTATATATTTATGCCAAATGCAAGTTATTAGGTTACATCCAGAGTAGGATACCCTGACTGCTTAGAATTATACCAACTCCAGCTATTACAAAGCTACCCCAAAATAAAGGCATACTAACTGCCAATATACTGGCAGACAGTAACACAATTGACAACTGATATGCAGTTGAAGCATACCCAATCCAGGGGCTCTTTTTCTTGGCAGCGTCACGGTCTGCTTCCAATCCTTTGGCTCGCGCAAATAATTCTCTTTTTCCTTCTCCATTCACTGGATCAGTTTCATAACTGGCTGCTTTCTCAGACCATTTTTTAGCCTTCGCTGGATCAGTTGTTTGCTGTGCTGCCAGTTCGTATTGAGTTTGCTTGACACTTTTTGCTTGATAGAAGCTCCACAGGTCATTTGCTTTAATAGTGTTATTCATTATAGTAGAACTTAATCCACCACCAATGTAGGAATTTACTGCTAACAGTAGCGCAAATACGGAAATAACCATACCTGCTTTGTCTTTTAGTTTAGCTTCACGCTCGCTGCGTGATCCAACTGGCGGCTTGGGTGCGTCTGGATCTTTTGGTGTTTTGTTTACGATGTTTAATATTGAATCTATAATACTCATTTACTGCTCCCTTAAAAAAGTCTTTATCTATCTTACTCAATGAGTGCGATTATTTTTTGTGTACTTTATATCTAAATACTATAGTATTTAGTCACCATAACAATAATAAAAAAGGGGCTACCTCATGGATCCAATTACCGCTTTTGCCATGGCACAAGGGGCCTTGAAGGCCATTAGATCCGGTGTGGAATTTTACAAGGAATGCCAATCCGCCGCGGCTGATGTATCCGATATCACCATGGAAGTGTCCGGGAACATTGGTAAGTTCCTGGATGCCAAGGGCGTAGTACAAGATGCTGCTGCCAAAGCCAAGAAAGAAAGCGAAGAAAACTTTGATCCCAGCAAGGTCAACAGTCAGGCCTTGAACAATGTCATGATGGAAATGCAGTTGGCCAACGCCGAAAAAGAACTGCGTGAAATGCTGGTGTATGAAACTCCTGGACTGGGTGATATCTGGACAAGATTTGGCGCAGAAAGAGAAAGACTGTGGGGCTTACAGCAGAAACACCAAGAAGAACTGGATCGTCAGGCAAAACGAGAACGAGAGCAGGCACTGCAAAAAGCAGCAAGACGCAGACGCCAGCTTGAGCAACTCTGGCACGATGCGCATTGGGTCATAACAGTGTTGGCAATAGTGGCAATATACGCAGGCTCCATGTACATGATAGTGGAAGATAGAAAAATACAGAATCCTGAATTGGGAACCTGCTTCATACCCAGGGGCGCTCCAGGATATGAATGGTATAGTACTCTCAGATGGGTCAATTGCGAATTTGACTAATACCCAGGGCTAGCTGTGTTTGGGGTTGATCCGATAAATACTACTATTATAGGAGAGCATCATGAAAGCATTACTGGTTGCAATGATGTTTCTATTCTCCATCTCTGCCAATGCTGATGAGGAATTTAAACTCAAATTTGAAGATCCAACACAAATAATATTAGATCGCGGCGACTGGGAGTTAGTCGCAACAGAAGTTACGTACAATCTACATATCAATCGCTTTGTCAATGAAGTCAAGCCCAATGCCAGCGTACAAATACATTCCATGGTGGAGTTTAACGATCCAGAGGGATTTAAGTTTGAGGCTCTCATTACTCCAGTAAAACGAATATTCACATTTGGCGTACTAAACTGTGAATCAGGTGTATTGGTTATGCTTACTGAGTGGTTTACCAACAAAGACAATCAAGTGGTGTACGTGCAGACACATGAGCCAACTGAATATGCAGTTGACATGATAGCACCAGGTACAGCCAGACACAAGCTGTATTTGAGACTGTGCGGCGGAAAACGCAGTTGATAGACTGCACCTATTGACATATCACTGCTAATATTTTTACGCTGCCTCCAATACTATATAAGTATATAGACGCAGCGCTTATAGTGTCTATTGTTATAAGGAGTGCTAATGCGTTTAGTACTACAGTTAGTAAAACGGCTGCTCCGACACATCATGTGTATTTGGAATTTGGCACCGGTGTTGTTGCTGTTGGAAATATGGGCTTTGGTTAGGGTACTGGTCATTTGTATCCTAGTGGCAATCATAGTATTGAATAGCGTCTGGGAAGGTGCTATTAATTACGTAATGACATTACCTTAAGGGAATACTAATGAAGAACCGGTTGGCAGTTGTAGTGGGATGTACCTTTTTGGTGGTATATACTGCATATGCGTATGCACAAGAAAAGCGTACTATTCCAACGGTGTGTGACAAGACAGAAACTGTTATCGCCACTCTAAAGAACAAGTACGGCGAGATTCCAATCATGGCTGGCGTCAGTGCTGATGCTTCTAAGAGTATAATGAGTGTTTGGGGTAACCCAGAGACAAAATCATATACTGTATTGGCAACCAAAGGTGACGTTACATGTGTACTCAGTGTGGGTGAAAAACTAGAAGTGCTCTTGAACTTGGGTACTGCTATATAACACTAGCGTTTAGTGGGCACGTAGTCTACGTATGGTTTAGGGGAAAAGTCAGGAATCAGTCTGGTCTTGATACTGTCCCCGTACTTAAGCTCAATGTAGCTGAACAGCTTATCGTTCTCCTCAGTATAATTTTCTATTCCAATCTGAAGGTAGTTTAACCAAAATACCTTCAGGTCTATTTTACTCTTAATACTTTTATCAGTCACTATGTCAGTGAAATCGTTTGATTCTCGGTAGAAGGTTATGAATTTCATTTTTTCCAAACTAAAAAATTTATAAAATCTTTCTCTGACTGAAAGTAGAATTTATAAATGCCAGCCAAGTCACCAGCCTCTTCTGTAACACTCACTCTCCAGCTGTCACTGCAATTTCTCTTGCACCATTCCATCAATGGACCCAGCTCACCCAGTTTCGCATCAAGTACGGTTTCGTAGTTAAGCTTCATACTTAGTGACCTCAACATTGGACCTTCTGAGAAATTCTATCCCTGCACTGTCTCGGTAATCTTCTTGGTAAAAGACTTGCTTGATACCAGCTTGGTGTATTCCCTTGGCACAATCTAAGCAGGGTGAGTGTGTTACAAACATGGATGCTTGACTACCCGAACTTGAACTTTTAGCCAATTTCATCAGACTGTTCATTTCAGCGTGTAACACTTCTGGCTTGGTTTTTAGTCTAGAAAATTTCTTGGTAGACTCATCGTATTGCCAATCACCCATTGAGTGAGTGTCACGTTCGTCGTAAGTTGATAATACATCTTCGCAGTTGTTATCCCAGCCAGCTGGCATACCATTGTAACCGTAGCTGATAACAGTGTCGTCCTTGACTATAACTGCGCCCACTTGCAATCTTCGTGCATGGCTTAACTTTGCAGCACTTCGGGCCCAGTTCATGTACAAGTCTATAAATTTCTGTTTCATCAATCCCACAAACTTCTAAAATATTTACCAAACAAATTCAATCCCTCTTGGATTCGTTCTTCATGCAGTTCAAGTCCAGCAATGTCTAACCAATGCTGATCGGGATTCAAGTCTTTCATCTCATACGATTTGTCTGCCACGCCTGTGTTGCCTGCAGTGGGATTCAGTTCCAGCCACTCCCAGCGCATTTTCCCATGATGGTACTGTTCAGAATAGTCGTGTCTGGTCAATTGCTCAAAGCTCCAGATCATCTTGTTCAGCACTTGATCCCATCTCTTGCACCCCTCATCAAATGCATCGCTGTGTGACTCTTTGTAAAAGTCAAAGCTATCTTGACTTTCATAGTCTGCTCCACCCACGTCGGCAAACTCGTTTGGAACTCCCTGCTTGGTATCTCTTAACTGCAACAACATGGGGTAAATTATGTGCGACAGAGTGCCGTCACAGTTCCAAGTATCAAACTTGTCAATGTGAATTTCAATTTTTCTACGGTTGGACTGTGCTGCCCAACCACCCATTTTTATTTTCATGCTGGAGTGTCGTATGTTACTTTGCCATTGACAAAGTATGTGGGTTTGTCGTTATACACGAGCGCGCCAACTGTGTTGGGTTTGCGATGGTTAAACAGTTCTGCTGCAGTGTCCAAGTTGCCAGCCTGACAGATAAAGTCACTGGTAGTCTTATCGTAAATTAAAATGGTATCGCCCTCTAGGTCTGCAGATAAAATCATAACGTCTGCTTCCACGGTGACGATGCTGTCAAGATCCACTTGGTATTTTTCGGCTGTTGCTTTGATCAATTCCCGCACCTTTAGTATTTGATAAGTCTGTCCCAGTATCCAACCCAAATAGAATATAACCACGGTGTAAACGATTTCTACTATCATAGTGTCCTTTTGAGTTATTTATTGATTTGCAGATTACTCCACAATTTGAGTTTGTCAAATTTGTTCTGCTTTTTGTCAATGATTCCCTGCTCAGTGACACCTATGTTTAGGTCAATCAGTAGTTCTACCATGGCATAAACATCTGCAATCTCTTGTTCCAACAGTTGCATATTGGTTTCAGTGGCGTTGTGTGCAATCTGATCAGGACCAAATCTCATGCACTTGCTCGCCTGCTGTACAACTTCAGCACATTCTTCCAGCAATATCACTAGTACTTCGGTTGTGTCTGAATTCATTGTGCCTCAGACAATTGCTCTACAACTTTTTCCAGTGATTCAGTTACTTCCCATGTACCATGAGGTGGACAAAACACATAGGTAACATTTTCCAACAAGCCACTTTCTTTTTCTACAGTGCTGTTGTACACAGTTGCTACCATGTCTTTTCTAATTGCGATCTTGTTGCCGCGATGTAAATCGGCTGCGTTGGTCAGTGTGATGAACATTATTTTTTCTTTCTGGTTTGTTTAAATTTTGGTACTATATACTTCTCGTGATAGCTGGTCCAGTTGTTTAGGTAATAATCGTATCTGACCCATCTGTGCTTTTTCTGTTTTACTTGTACTAGAAATCCCCATTCGCGGCGTTGTGGACCCATGCACACTAGTGTGGTGGCTGGGTTCTCATCTTCCAGTTCCAACCAGTGCATGTCAGTGGCGCGATGCCAGATCACGCTACCTGGGCCACGCCATTTGGCAAACTCTGCTATCTTCTCGCCGGCTGAATTAAACACTGGCAAATGCTCCCAGTATCCACCCTTGAGGATAATCGTAAAGTAGGACCATGGATGGTCATGAAAGATAGGATCATCGCTGCGTACAATTTTATGTAGAGCAATGTTGAATGGGAACCTGGTGCGGTCTTTGAGGAATAGGTAATACCTGTGCATATAGTCTGCGCCAGACTTGCGATCAGGTATCAGCCTGTACCTGCCTAATTTATTCATTATAGAATGTAATATATTTTTCATTATTCAGGTACAAAAATTAGTGACAGCCTTTGCGAGACACAGACGGCTGCCTGATCTGTATTAGAAATACAGTCTCTTAGAAAGGCTGATTACAGGCCTAGTGAAAGGGCACGATACCCTGCTGCAATGATTTCACGGCTAGGAGTACCCAGACGATACTTGGTAGTTACTTTACCGTTGCTGTCAGTGCGGTTGTTTGCATATACTGCAAAGCCACTGTAGCGCAAGTTGCTTACGGTTGCTGTTGGATTGGCAATGCTAAAACGGGTTGCGATTTGTTTAGCTGTCAGTTGTTCACCTTTTTGAAATGCTTCTAAGAGGCGGGCTTGTTTTGATTCTGCTTTTACTGTTTTTAACATAGTTTATTTTCCTTTAAATAGTTCGCTGATCTCTCAACGTGATAACATTATAACACCACTCGTACTGCTTTACAACACATTTGGTAACATTAGTTCAACTAAGTTTACCAAACTTATTCTGTGGGAAACGGCCAAGCTGCACTGGCAATGGACCAAGTGGAAGTTTGGTTTGGTTTTGGTTCAACATTGGACTCTATCACTTGGTCAGTGTCAGTGTCAATCAGGTCAATTAACACTGGACCCAAGATCAACATGGTGCTTTCTTCCACTTGCCAGTTATGTTCACCATCATGTAACCAACTCATACCACCCTCATGCCAGTTGTTCTCAATCAACTGCTTTTCTTCATCAGTGAATCCAGCATCAAACTCAAAGAAACAGGCACACAAATCAGTTAGTTCTGCACAGGCAAATCCACTAGTGGCTTCGCAATGAATTCCATTGTTGCCTAATTCCCATTCAGTAACTGGATCTTGCTCACTTCTAAATCCATATCCCCAACGGTAAGTTTCTTCTACACTCCAACCACGTGTTGTGCCATCTGCTAGGTCTTCGTACACGGCGTTGGTTACCACTACACTTTTCTTGTCCAGTGCTGTTATGCGATATGCCTGTTCCATCATTCGCCCCCGTAGTATTCAATCAATTTGGTCATATACTTTACTAATTTTTTATTCTTGCGCACATCTTCTTTGTGCAAGAATGCGCCATACACGCTACCCTCTAGATGATTTTCTAATTCTGTTAGCAGATAATTTCTTGCCTCAATCAGATTGGCTAGGGTAATAGCGTCTGCTACCTCATAGTGAATGCTCAGGTGATTGGGCACTATTCTACTCCAAAGTGTTTTTTTATTTTAAGAATGTGTGCATGTGCTGGTGCCTGTATTATAAATCCAGGAACATCGTACTGCATGCTATCAATCAATGTACAACATTCTGCAATAAGCAACTGGGTGAACTTTTTAAATTCTGGCATATCCCAGTGTCCAATGTCAAACATATCTGTTTCATAACCAGCCTCTACCGCCAACTGCCGAATCCGTTCATTCATGTTTAGAACCTCACCACAGGTTTAGCGGGCACTGGCTCGCGCTCTGGTCCTTGTGGTACGCACATGAACTTACCAAAGATATGGTATTCATATCTGGATAGTATCATCCAGGAGTTTGCACACGCATCAGCACTGTCATAAGTGCCCAGATATCGCCAGCCACCGTGTTCAGTTTCAGTCACTGGCGAGATAGCCATGGTCCATAGTAGTAATATATGTGGTATCATTATGTCATTCCAAAATATTTTTTAACTGCATCGGCATGCTCGTGCCCATTCTTTGCCTTGGTATTCTTTCGCATTACAATGCAGGCCTCGTACAGTAGCAAATGAGCCAGTACCTCTGCATATAAAGTTACATCCTGGTAGATACCAAAAGGGCAATACATCTTGCCATCTCTTGCCGGATACACCAGCTTGGATTGCTGTAGTAGTCGTTCTATGTTTTTATTAATGTCAGTCATGTGATTGGATCAGTGACGAAATCATATGTCTTTTCAAAGATTGCCTGGTCGCAGATATACAATTCAGCGTCTACTCCTCGCATTAGATAGTCGCCAGCTTTACCTTTCTTGTAATTGCCTTCCAGGGTATTGACTCTGAATTCTTCATGTATCTGTCTGGCCTGAACCACAATTGGACGCTTCATGCAAGCACTCATACCACCCACATCTTCATACGTGTCAAATATTTTCATTTCGCTTCCTTTAAATTAACGTCAGTGTATTCTAACACCGTTCTGCTCTGCACATCCCAAAACAGTTCAACTGCTTTTTTGGCATAGTCAGAATCAATATATTGTCCAAGTACACCTTCCATATCAGTATATACTTTAGCACCCCATATGGTATTCTGTGTGCCAACTCTATAGACCACTCCAATGATTTTACCGTCAACATCATCATAAAAAACAGATTGATAAAACTCTTTTTCTTGCCATCTTTTCATTCGTCTATCACCTCACCAAAGTTTCGCTCATTCTTCAACTCCTATATACTTCAACAGTATTCAATATATTCTTGGCATAATTAATAGCAGTTTGTGAAGCAACATCATCTCGCATATATTGAGATACTTTATACGTTCTATCAAATTTCCAAAACAGAAAGTTTTTGTAATACACATCATACTCTTCCATATGAGCATCATATATGACTTTGGTTTGCTTGAAAAGATGTTTCATTCTTCAACTCCGAAATGTTGTTTAATCATAGCACTTACACATTCTACGGCATTGTCCCATTCAGGATTATGTGTAACTCCGTCTTCCATTAAGTTGCCGCCACCGTATTGGAACTCTATTTCCTTAATACATTCCTTAACAATCAACTGGGCGAACTTTTCTATATGTTTTTCTACTTCCAACTCGTGACCACGATAGTCAACTGGCATGTATGCTCCAAGCCCAGACCGATCATATAGAGCCAGTAAAAGTCGTTCGTTCATTCTTCAACTCCGAAATGTTCTTTAATCTCGTTAATAATATGATTCACATCATTAGGTGGTGCCCAATCAAATGCCGCACGGTCTTGAGCAATGCTGATACATTCTTTCACAATCAACTCGGCAAACTTTTCACAGAAGTCAGCATCAATGTGTTTATCTCCTGGAATAATTTTTCCAGCCTCTAGCATTAGTTCAGTAATTCGTTGGTTCATTTTGTTTCTCCATTAGTTGGTGATTCTTCTATTCCGAAATGTTTTTTAATATCACTTGCACAGTGTCTTGGCTCAGACGATGGCCACTTTTGTAAATCATCACATACACTGGCACATTCACGCACAATCAACTCGGCGAACTTTTCTTTATCAAAGATCCAACCTTCGCCACTGTTTTCTGTTGGCTCAATGTAAGTAGTAGCCTGTTCAGCAAGTAGTTTAATTCGTTCGTTCATATCAACTCCACTTCAATAAAAACCACATAGCGTCTTTGTCATTGCCAAAGAAATAATCAATTTTGGATTGATCGTAGGTATTATATCCATCACAATGTAGGTCGTTAGTAATGTAACTTGGGCAATACTTTTTAGCCCACTCCAATGGAGTCCAAAGCGGATCGTAAGGTAAAGTAACGGTCATGCCCACCTCAACGCAAACATAGTAGCATCCCGACCTTGACGGAAATAATAGTCTGTTCCGTTATAGTGATAGACAGCATTCCACCGACTTTTAAAAGCCCCATAGTGTTCGCCAAGCCATGCTTCAATATCGTCAATCTTTTCGGGTGTTGGTCCTTCCACATTGACTGCTACCTTGTGTGGCCATAGTTCTTTCTTTAGAACTCTCATGAACCCCACCTCAACGCAAACCACGCAAAGTTTTCTCTCACTTGAAATATGTATCCGGTACCACCCGAACTTAACAAAAACGGATCACACCCATTCTTATACATCCAAGAACTGATTTCATGCCAGTCATCGGTCCGCCTACATTGATAAACAGGAAACTTATTCCAACCTGGATATGATGTTTTTTCTACCTTGTTCATGAACTCCACCTCAACGCAAACCATGTTGCCAACTTGGGATCTTTCACTGTGATAGTGGGCACATATTTTGGTCCCAAATCACGAGGATCAAATGCTTCATGTGGTTTGGGATAAACACGCTCACGCCGGTAGAACCAAGCATAATCGTAGTTGTCAACAAGACCAGTCATATTACCCTTGCCCACATGCTTGTTTAACCATTCGGTACAACCTTCTGGTACACCTTGATGAAATTCTACTCTCACGGTCTATACTCCAGTTTAATACATTTCCAACCGTTGCGTTTTGCCCACCACATGTTGTAGATGGCTCGGATTACGCTAGGACCAGCGTAAATCTGTAGCCAATAGTAAGGCCCATCAACTGCGCTATCCCATACATTGACTTCATATCGCCATCCCATTATTCAACTCCAAACTGTTGTCGAATCTGTCGTTCTACTTCATCAAATATAGCCAGTGCCAAATCTGGATCCATAGTTTTGTGCGAGTTCTTTTCACTACACCAACCTCGGGCAATGGCACCAAGTAATTCTTCACGGTTGATACATTCCCTAACAATCAACTCGGCGAACTTTTCAACAAATGTGACCTGACTTGACCAAGAATCATCTTTGGTAGATTTTGCCGCTTTATTCCAAAGTTCTGCTATTCGTTCGTTCATTCTTCAACTCCAAATTTATATGCCAATTCTTGAATTAATCGTTCCTGTTTTTTGTCTGAGATATCGGATCTATAAATTGATAATATACATTCTTTCACAATCAACTCGGCGAATAATTCTAATGTTGCCTTCTGCACAGGACCTATATCGTGCCAATCTTTAAGGCGATCAAAAGCAGGTTGGTTTAATATTTCAGCAATTCGGTCGTTCATTTAAATCTCCACGTATACAAGTTCAAAATTCTCTGCACGATCTTCATAGCCATCATAACCACGAGGGTTGCACACAATGCGACAACTGCCAATACAATAGTCAAATGGTTCATGGGTGTGGCCATGTGTCCACAGGCGAATCTGTCTACGATCCAAAATGAAATCGTCCATGTTGGTACTGTATGCACCATTCATGTGAAACTCCGTCTTGTACCTGGGATGAGTACTGGCCTTGCTGGGAGCATGATGACCCACTACCACAACAGGCATCAGCTCATACTGCGCCAACACCTGATCCAGTCCCTGACGAAAAGCAAAATGATCTGCTACAGAATCTTGGGGCAGAAACTTGCCACCTGCAGTGGGTGCAGTGTTTTTGATCTGATAGTAATCATTCATTGTATTCTGCATCTGCATCATGGTAATGGGGTCCTGTGCGTTCATGTCAGTCCATAGTGTGCCACCAAAGAACAACACACCGTTAATGATACGCCATTCTTTATCCAAGAAATGCACATTGTGCAAGTCGCCAAAGGTGCCACGAATGATTTTAGCAGTACCAGCATAGTCGCCGTGATAGTGTTCGTGATTGCCCATGATCAAGATCACCTGCGGGAATCGTTCACTGCAACGAGTCACAAAGTTGTTGTAGCGTTCGGCGCGGGCCTGTACAGTCTCGGTGACTGGCAGCACTGTACCACTGGCGGTTAAGTCGCCGGCTACAAAGATGTCCCCACCAAGTATTAACACATCGGCGTTCTCACTGTTGACCAAATCTAAATCACCAAACTCTAGGTGCAGATCACTGCACACTGCGATTTTCATTTTTTACTTTCAACGCAATAGCCGCCCTTGAACACATACACATCTGAATTGAAATCTATCTGTTTGTAAATTTCACCGTTAACGCATTTATATGGATCTCTGTACATGGTTGACATGTAATAATATATACTATAGCCAATACCACCAAGCACACTAACTACCAATACCAATATGACCAGTGACTTGAGGTTACCCATGATACTGGGAATGATTGCCAGTATCTGTGGTAAGAATTTCAATAAATCTTTCACTATACGATTCCTATCTTTATATGATTATAACACCAAATAAGAGTATCCACAAGTTTGCATATGCCCAAAGGCACAAAGATCATGAGCAACACAGCCATGCTGGCAATCATGCTGCCGATATTTTTACCAACGTCATGCATCATTTGCTATCTCCAATAGCACTCAGTTCACTCACGTGCTTGCACGATCTACGAAAGGTGAAGCCTGGGCAATTGCAATCCCAACCGCCACTGTCTTTGGTCACCACATACTTTTTACCCTTGCTACCGGTAACTTCAAATGTTTGCATGCCAGTGTCAACTGTTTTAAAATCACCGCTCAACAATTCAATGTCACGCACCAAGTTCATGTCAATAACACGCACTCGCATGGTTTCATCACCGGTCATGCAAAACTGTCGGTCATTCAACCATTTGTGTGATGGAACAACCATGCCCTCAAACACATAGTGGTCAGGCTGCGGTGGGAACATACGAGGTCCCTGTGCATAACGTATGCTAACGCGAACCTTACTGTCTTTTGTGGGCACTTGCATCATTACTTTCCTTCACGTTGATCTTGCATTACCCAACCCTCACCACAGTCAGGGCAGCGATATTGACCATTCAGTTCAACCAGATCCTGTACTATGAGTACAGAACCACAGTTAACGCATTCCTCTGATTCCTCACTGATCAGCCGGTCAAATTCTTGCTTTAGTGCTGCCAATCTGACAGCATCAGGCCTGGTATCATACTCTGCCTCTTGACCCAATTGTACCCTAAGACCATTTACCTCATCACGCAATTCACGAATTATATCTCGGTCTGTTTTGGGTGGTGCGTAATCTGCATCCACCTCATATGTAACTTCATAGCTGCCTTTACGGTCAGTCCACCAGTCATCTTCGTCAAGCCAGTCCCAATCAATGCTGTACATATTTTGGCTGTGTGCATTTTCAATCAATTCAGTTACTTCATACTCAGCATCCAACAACTGCTGCCAAATTGCGTCTTGTTCTTCGCTGTCTAAATCTGGGAAAATCTCATCAAGTTGTTCACGCTCAATGTCCAGTGCATAGCGTCTTTCCACTTGGTGCCATTCACTTTTGATTATTCTCATTTGTATTCCTTTGTGTCAAAAATAATGGTGGCTCCGATTGTCAACCACAAGGCGAACAATCCATACTCGTTGTTGTATAAATGGTTCAATGATACCAATATATTTAGGACACCAATAGTATATCCAATGGGCTTGCGTTTACTATTAAACCATTCTGAAAATTTCTGCATTGTCATCTCCTTAAGGGGTGTCACGATTGGATAAGTCAGCACCATTCTTAAACGCTCGGTGTATATCATCACTGAATTCCTGCATCGCGGTTGTATCAAATGTGTGCATCACTGCATTGCGTACAGCATCAGAATCTTTGCCCCAAAATGCTGCACCTGCGGCCACTCGGGCACACTCAGCCACAATCAACTGGGCGAACTTTTCAACATCAAAATCTTCCCTAAATTCATCGTCCCAATCAGCCTGATGGGCAAGTTGTTTAATTCGTTGGTTCATCACATGTTCCTTATCTTTTGTACTTCAAATCCAAATTCGGTTGTATCTAATTTCCCATCAATCAAACTAATAATTAATGATGAATATTTCTCAACCCATTCACTAATCATTCGCAGTTCTTTACCGGACAAACTGCTATTGACATTTTTGACCAATTTTGATGTAGACCCAACTGAAAAGATTGCCGCCCAATCATTATCTTTTGTTACTTTAATTCTATACTTGTCGTGACCATGCTCTAACGGATCTGTTCTACACCAAATAACAATGTTGGAAGGTAATCCCGTTGTCCTGCTTGAAAAGTTGGACATTTCATAGAGATCACCTGCCTTCATTATTCAACTCCGAACGATTCATGTATGTCTGCTATAATAGCGGTCAGCATAGCATTGTATGCTAAATCGTATTGAACAGTATTTTCTGTACCCTTGCGTATCTTAGCAACACATTCCCTGACAATCAATTCGGCGAACTTTTTACACTCGGGCATATCCCAATGTCCTATACCAAACATATCAGGCAAGTATCCAGCCTGTTCAGCAAGTTCTCGAATTCGGTCGTTCATTACATATTCCTTATCTTTTGTACTTCAAATCCAAATTCAGTTGTATCTAATTTTCCATCAATCAAACTAATAATCAATGATGAATATTGCTCGACCCATTCACTGATCATTCGCATTTCTTTGCCGGATAAACTACTGTTGATATTTTTGACCAAGTCTGAGGTAGACCCAACTGAAAAAATAGCCGCCCATTCATTATCTTTTGTTACTTTAATTCTATATTTGTCGTGACCGTGATCTAATGGGTAGGTTCTACACCAAATTACAATATTAGAAGGTAATCCTGTAGTCCTGCTTGAAAAGTTAGACATTTCATAGAGATCATCTGCCTTCATTATTCAACTTCAAAATGTTCAGCAATAAACTGCTTCACAGTAATTGCACCTGATGCCTCAACATCACAATCATGAGTCACAAAACTCATCTCTGCAACTTCACACATACGCATACATTCCCGCACAATCAACTCGGCGAACTTTTCAGCGTGATCAACACCCATCCATTTACCACTACAATCAGTACCAGCTTGTTTCATTAATTCTTTAATTCTTTCAGCCATCATTCAACTCCGAATTTTCTTTTGATCGCCATTGCTAAAATCATTGCAGTTTGACTAGTACCGTCAGGCATACCATATGCATCACAAATATCAATACATTCCTGCACAATCAACTCAGCAAAATCTTTGCATAGGTCTTCTCGTTCAGTTGCAAACCATAAGCCAGATTGCTTGGCAAGTTCTATAATTCGTTCGTTCATTATAAACTCACTCCGCTGATTACTTCATCATCAAGGATTAGTTGAATACTGTGACAGTCGGTGTACATGTGACCGTCACTGCCACCATTGTATATGGAATCTGTCCTAACCTCAAGCCGTAAATTGTCTTTGATGTATTGTCTAATCAACTCACTCATTTCTTCACTCATTTTAAATTAACCCTTCTCAATACAAGTGATCCGAAGAATATTACCAGGATGCGGCTTATTCAGCAGCACCCAATTCTGAGCATTTTCACACGCTGATTTGGTACCGAATTCTTGCATTGTAAAACCAAAAGGATGTGATCCTGCGGATTGGAATGCTATGATAAGAATCCATTTCATTTTTCTACTCCATATTCGGTATAAAGGTTACGCAAATCTGCTCGGACTCGTTCTGCCATAGGTCTATACTTTTCAGGCAGAATTGGGTAGTATGTCCATTCCATGCCACCCCAAACTTTATTACTACCAAGCATTCTATCAAGATCGGCTAATAGTTGGAATCGTGGATCAGCCCACAATGCCTCTAAATTTTCATCACGAGTTATTTCATTCATTCTTCAATCCCAAAATGTTGTAATAGACCGTTAGCACAATCACCGACAGCATCATTATAAGTCAGTTCATTTGTATCAGCAACCTCTTTGTCGAGTACTTGTCCTTTGCAATGTTCATAACATTCCAGCACAATCAATGAGGCGAACTTTTCTAAGTGCTCTGCATTATGGAGCACACTATTACCCATCTTATTAGCATACTTCATTGCTAGTTCTTTAGTCTGTTCGTTCATAAATGTCTCCCAAAAAAATCATATACCGCAAACCATTTCCAAGTTTCTGGATGTTCAGCACGCCATGCTATGTGTGCAGGATTCTGATTCCAACTCATACCATCAGGACCCCATTGCCAGTGATATGTGCCAAATCTAATGTTAAACCAAAGATTGCTCATACATTCCCCAATCCAATGCGACTGTAGCCCAACCGGCTCTTGATATCTTTACGGTCTTTATTCTTTTCTGGTTTCCAGGCTCTGGGATCAACAGTTTCTCCAGTGAGTTCATAACGAAAGTCTGGATCGTATACCATATAGCCTAGTTTGTTCCATTTGATTACACCATCATCAAAGAGAAAGATACATCCACGACACATACAGAAACTGGCACCAGTATCTGTCATTACATTGCCGTTGACTGTGCCCACATACTTGACCACACGACCATTGTGCATTTCTTGTAAGGCTTGGTAGTAGTCAATCACGATTCAACTCCAAAATGTTCAGCAATAAATTGTTTAACAGTAATTGCACCCGATGCCTCAACATCACAATCATGAGTCACAAAACTCATCTCCGTAACCTCGCACATACGCATACACTCCCGTACAATCAACTCAGCAAACTTTTCTAATTTGGTCGGGATACCGTCTGGGTTGTATGTAAGCAATCCAGACTCATGGGCAAGTTCTCTAATTCGTTCATTCATTCTCTATCCCTCCACATCTCTATCGCTTCTTTCAACTGAGCCATCTGATCCAGTCGAATATCGTCCATGATACCCATACCCATAAACTCTGAATTCATATTGCGTTCAGTCATCTTCCAGAGTATATCATATTGCTTCTGGAGAGTATCAATCACCACATCATAATCTTCTGTCATAATTTGAATGCTTTCTGGTATAGTTGCAACTCTTTACTTGGTACCCATTCTTCCATGTCCGAATTAGCAGTTGTAGAAAGGCGCAGAAACGAATAGTCTGTAAAATTAAACTTACCATTGTTTCTTACTACACGAACGAAAATATCACACGGGTTACCATCCTCATCTGTGCGTGGTCCTCTGACCAAAACGAATTCTGTGTTAGGTGTCATTCTTCAACTCCAAAATGTATCCTTATATCGTTTGCACAATGCCGTGGTTCTGTCGATGGCCACTTTTGTAAATTCTCACAAACATCAGCACATTCAGCCACAATCAACTCGGCGAACTTTTGTTCAAACATTTCATTATAATACTTTGTAGACCATTCAGTAGGGTCTTGACTGTTTTCTACTTCCCCGAAAGCATACTGTCTAGCCTCAACGGCAAGTTTTTCAATTCGTTCGTTCATCTGGATCTTTCTCATAACAAGTTAAACATACAGCATCATAGCGTGGTCCCATATTAGGACTGATAGCACCACTACAATATTTACAAAGAATAAATGCGTGTGTGACTATATAACCTTTTCCCGGAGCATACAAAGGATAGAATCCTTCTTCACGCTCAGTATAGCCGATTAGTTCTTGTTCGTTCATAGTCCAAGTCTTCCTAATATATTGCCCAACCACATCATTCCAACTCCAAGCATAATGGTGCCAACGATTAGTATTTTGATTTCAGTTCTATTCATTCTTCAACTCCGAAATGTTTCAACAAAAATTCTAAATCAGGATGACCTTTATGAAAGGCAGTATCAATACATTCCCGCACAATCAACTCGGCGAACTTTTGTTTATCGAAATACTCAGTCGTTTTCCAACGTGTATCCCTACCGTCATAGATTATGTCATCGTAAACCGAAGTGCATTCTTCGATCAATTGGTTGATTCTGTTACTCATTCTTTGACTCCAAAATGTTGTTTTAACTGTGCCATCATATTATGATAACACAAATCTCGAGTAATGGTCCATTGATCATCGTTTTCACCATTGGATCTCTGGGACTCAATTTCATTTAGACATTCCCGAACAATCAACTCGGCAAACTTTTCTATAATATCTTCAAAATCATCGCCATACTTATAAAACCCTGCTTGTTTAGCAAGTAGTTTAATTCGTTCGTTCATCGCCATTCTCCTGATCTACGGATTTCTTCGTCAGTAAACTGTCCGCCCATACGGTCTGGATTCTCAATCCATTCACGGGTAGATTTAGTTTGGTCAATAACCATTTTAAGTTGCTGGATTTCTTTGTCTTTCATTTCCAACAATACCTTGGCCATCTCTAATCGTTCTTCAACGGGAAATGCCTCATTGTCTAAAATCTTGTTCATTCTTCAACTCCAAAATGTTCTGCGATACGGTTGACTGCTAAATCAACATAATAAACACAATCCTCTGGTGTACTTGTATAACTGGCGCCCGCAACTTCCATACATTCTTTCACAATCAGCTCGGCGAACTTTTTACAAAAGTCAGTATCAATATGTTTGTCCCCTGGAATAGTTTTTCCAGCCTCTAGCATTAGTTCAATAATTCGTTCGTTCATTCTTTGTCCTTTATGGATAACAGTAGCAGAATCGTGAATAGCATCAACTAGCATTCCGTGTTCATCTGGTGTAAGTTCGTTCATACTCTCCATCCTGACGGATATTTTTTAAATGGGGCATTATGTTCTCGCACCCAATCATTGTAGTCATTTACTTGTTTGCCCTGCATTTCTACAATCTTGCATCTAGATGTTGTGCCATAATGAACAACAATTGGATACCATAGATGTTCTTCATATCTAGGAACTACTTTGAACATTATTCAACTCCTAACCAAACCAAACCAATACATCTGCTCGACCGGTAAATACCATCCAAGCGGCAGTTATTCTTTTTCGTAGATTTATTCCTGGCCATGACATAGGTCTTGCCTGAGTCCATAATCCATTTTTTCCAGCGGATTGAAGTGACCAACATTTAATTTGGTCCGCAGAATATACCATAGGTGTTCTCATTCTTCAACTCCAAAATGTTTTCCTATCCGCTTAGAACAATCATCTGCCCAAGCACTATATAATCCATCGTGCATCTTTCCTCTATCAGCGCAAACTTCGGCACATTCTCGCACAATCAACTCGGCGAACTCTCCCATTACAATGCTGTTGAAAATAGCATCAAGGTCACCTACCTTGTGTCCTGTTCTTGCACATTCTTCAAAGCCTTTGGTATAACTCGCTTCAAGTAGTTTTTTGAATTCTTTGTTCATTCTTCAACTCCGAAATGTAATATACCACCTTGTCCATTATCAAAGTGCTCCTCAATTTTCTGGGCATAATGGTCACCTTCTTTGGTACCATCCATTACAGCCTTAACACATTCAAACACAATCAACTCGGCGAACTTTTCCAAAACAGTAGAGTCCAGAGTATCTTTTGGATCGTACATATACACAGCATCCCCCCACACGGCAATACCAGCCTGTTCAGCAAGTTCTTTAATTCGCTCGTTCATGATCAATCCCAATCTTGTGCAGGTTCGCCCAACAAAACGTATTCTGAACCGTTTAATTTGACTACTTGCACCTCATCCAATTCTAACTCATTTTGGTATTCTCGATTCATGCCAACCTCAACATCCAACTCCGGGTTTTGTTTGGACAGCCATTCTATCAATTCTTTAACTTTCATCAGGCGCTCCTTAGCCGATTACCACAACACGTTCAAATTTGCTCATGTCGTCCATGAAACTTTTACCCTGTGCTACTGTGCGAAATTCTTTATTGAATGTTTCCAGCGGCAATGCTTTGCCGTCAAACACCTGACGGATAGTATCGCAAGTGATAAAGTCACCCTCTACAGCAGTAACAGTACCCACCATGTAGCAGTTCAAGTTGCCTGGGAAGTCAAATGATTTGATAACAGTTCCGATTTGCATTTAGTGCTCCTTGTTTTCTAGTGTATGTGTACATTATACACCCAAAGGGATTTAGTGTCAACCCATTTAAGTTAAGAATTTGACAACAAGACCCACTGTATAGATCAACAACAGTGTTGCATTAATGACAATCAAGCTCCATTCACGCCACATAATAGACACGATAAGCCAAACAAAAGCCCCCAGATTCAGCAATGCCGGACCCAGGGGATACATGTTGATGCTGGTAGCCACTGCACCTGCGATTGTTATCACAGTTGCAACCCACTTCAAGTAAACTACGATATCTTTATTCATAAACATATTATAGCAGAAGTGAGATTTACTGTCAAGTGGTTCGTTTTGTTACAATTCTGTCAACAAGACCATACTCCAATGCTGTTTGTGCGCTCATGAAATTGTCACGCTCCATGTCTGCTGCCAGTTGCTCAAATGTTTTGCCTGCACTGTTATGATCAACGTAGATTTGGGTCAGATTCTTTTTCATTTCAAGAATTTCGTTCACTTGAATCAGCATGTCAGTGGCTTGACCACGAGCACCACCGCTTGGCTGATGTATCATATGACGAGCATTGGGTAACATGAGTCGTTTGCCTTTTGAGCCAGCTTGCGCTAACAGTGAACCCATACTACAGGCTTGACCCATTACAATAGTGCTTACATCTGGTGCCACAAACTGTAGTGCATCATAGATTGCCATACCTGCGGTAACCGAACCGCCGGGGCTGTTGATGTACAGATTGATATCTTTGTTGGTGTCTTCGCTTTCCAGGAAGAGCAGTTGAGCTACGATGAGATTTGCCATTTGGTCACTCACTTCACCTTCAAGTAAGATAACTCGGTCACGCAGCAGGCGACTGTAGATATCAAATACTCTTTCTCCGCGACTTGAATTTTCTAAAACCATTGGAACTAATGAGGACATAAACTATTAACCTTTCTTGTGATAAATTTTAATGTACATGCTGATTATACACTAAATCGCAATAGGTTTCAAGTGAATTGGTATAAATACTTGTAGTTCGCGGGATTGGCGTCCCCAACTACTCTAATGCTTTGAAGGAGCAATCAGCATGTCTATTTATACAACAAATAATCACATTCCTTATACTTATCTTATAGGATGGACTAAATTGAACATTTGGTATTACGGTAGGCGCACCAAAAAAGGGTGCCACCCTTCTGAATTTTGGATAACGTATTTTACTTCTTCTAATAAAGTCCATAATTTTAAGAAGGAACATGGCGAGCCAAATGTTGTTAAAATCAGGAAAACGTTTACTGGTACAGATAAAATTCATGATTGTGTGAACCATGAAGTTACCGTGCTAAGAAGAATTGATGCGGTGAAAAAAGACATGTGGTTAAATAAAGGAAATGCTGGCTCCCAATTTGATACGTCGGGTAAAGTAATCGCAAAAGAAATAGAAAGCGGAAAAATAGTAGTAATTAATCAGAATGATTTTGCACCTGGCTCCAGTCTTGTTGGTATTAACTCAGGAATTAAATTTAGAAAATGTAAGTGCCAATGGTGTGAAAAAGAGATTGCAATTAATAATATTTCAACTCACGAATTAAGCTGCGCATGTAACCCCGCAGGAGTTATGCATCAACGAACTGGAATTCCACTACCGGAATCAATTAAAGAAAACATGAGACTCAACCATGCAGATGTGTCAGGTGCCTGTAATCCAAAAGCAAAACTATGGATATTAACATCACCTAGTGGTGATAAAACATATATCAATGGTACGCTAAATCAAACGTTACGAGAGAAACAGTTAAGCAGAAATCATCTTATTGCCAACTTAGGACAAATTGTACAGTCTAATTGTTCTATTAGATCAGAGTTGACCCGAAACACGTTAGGTTGGAAATTAGAATCACCGTAATTCAGTTAAAATACAAAGGATTATGGTTACCGTTTTTTTCTTCCCACACCCACTGCAGCGGATTTTTCTAGGCGTTTGGGTTCTACTATGTCTGCTGCCGCGGCAGCAACAGCAGGTCCAACATCAACTGTATCCACTTCAGTTTCACCCGGTTCACTGCTAACACTGTCATCAGTCTTACCCAACTTGAAACTGAACCCGCCGCTGGTTGGATCACTTGCACTGGATTTGTTTTCTATTGATATCTCACCATCCAGTTTTGCTGGCCATTGAGTGCTAAAGGTCAGTTCGCCTGCTTTGTAGTCAGTGTACTGTTGGATAAAGTTCATTTCCAGTATCTGTAAAACTGTGGCACCGAACTCGGGTATAGCATCGTTATTGTTTATTGCATCAGCTACTGTTTTCTTGATAGCATAAATCAATTTACCACCATCAGTAGCAGTGCTCTTGGCTTTTATGTCAGCATACAATGGTTGAAATTGTTTCGGTAACGGCAACTGTTCTTTTAAACTCCTGATGCTCATCTGAACAATGTTGGGGAATTTGGAACTAAACGGTAGGAACTTTTGCCATACTTTGGGTAATGAGTTTGGATTAATCTGGTAAATAAAATCAATGGCCTTGAATGCTGATGTAATCGTAGTTGGACCAGACTTGTCAATTTCTTGACATAATTCAATGAACCTTACTGAGTCTTTAAATGCAGGGTTACGTTTCAGGTCGTTGGAAATCTTCAATCCTGACAGTGCAGGAGCAGCACCTCCTCCGGTTCCCTTACTGCTAATGTTGATAGTATGGTTAGTACCTGGATTGGTAATTACTGCAAAGCTGTCAGCCAAATTGTTATTTGCTTTGCTGGGGAAGTTTAACATTAGATCATCTATGCTACCACCCAACCACTGTTCAAATTGTGCTCGCTTTGGAAATCGTGTTCTGTGGTACAGTAAGGCCAACACACCCAAATACTCTCCGGCGTAGTCAACCACTGCTGCACGAATCTTGTCATTACTCTGTAATTCTTCAGGCAAAAATACTTGCTCTCCTGAAACAATATACTCGGCCAACTGAATGATTCCTTTACCGTACTCAGTGCCGGCTAATGTGGGGTTGTTGGCAATGGATGCATAGAAGTCACTGGCAGGAATATTTTTGTCTACTATGCCTATTTGGCTGGGTTTGACTACCAATGTTTCTTTACCAGCAGTGGATCCTTCTTCGCCAGCTGCCACCTGCTGTCCACCAAACTCTTGTGTTTTTCTTAGGGTGCTCAGTGCAACTTCCTGGCCGTCTGTGGTTCTGGCCTTTAGTCCACCTTTAAACTCACCAGCATTGCGTAACTCAACAAAACGTTTGGCCTCTCTGGGATCAATTATAACTTCCTGTCCCTGAGCATCAGTAAACGGGCTTCTGCTTTGTATTTTTTTAATGAAGGTAGTAAAGCGTTCTTCGTATTTGGTAATCTCGCCGGCGCTGAGTCCAGTAGCTTCGTTTATTGTATTGAGTAGGTCTAAAATATCGCGCATAATGAGTATTTATCTAAAATTTAGCACTTGAACAAATCCTGATGCTTGAACCATTTCTTCATTGAATGTGAAGTACGCAATGATATGCCAATGTCTCTGAGTTTTAACTGTTTGTGATAAAAGCTGGGACCATGACTCATTATCCTGTCTTTGCCCTTTTCTGCACGTTCCGCACTGAATATTTCCCACTGATATTGATGACACATCTCATGTGCCAGAGTGGTCACCATCCACTGAGTACAGTACCATTTGTCCATGAGTTTTATCTCACAATAGCTGCCTGAGGAGTATGGTATTGTTTCTCCATAGCACATGCCCCAGTATTTTCTGCATCTGCTGGACAGCTTTATATTGGGTTTGGTCAACTCATTGTCAAAAACTGCCTGATTTATCAGATCGTACACGTATTCCACTTCAGATTGGCTGGCTCTGTACGCCAATTTTCTCTGTAGAGAAATCTTGGGCAAAGGGATAGCCATAATCTCTTTTAGTGTCATTGTGTCAATCATAAAGTATTTAATCCGGGGAAAAATTTGGGTAGAATTTTTAGTGCTAAATATACTATATCAAGGAGAAGGCAATGTTTAATTTTTTAAAGAAACTATTTGGGGCAAAACAATCACCACAGGATTGGCCATTTCCCACCAGCAAGACAGCACCAACCATGTCACCACAGGCACCATATAAAGTTGAACCAGCAGTCGAGGTTACTACCAAAATTGATGGTATCGGGCATGAATCTATTACGGCTGAACCTGAAGTAACCAGCAAACTTGATGTCAACAAAGACGGAAAAGTTAATCTGGAAGATGTTAACGCTATCGTGCAACAAGTATCCAAAAAGATAGTGAAAACTGTCAAGGAAAAAGCTGATGTTAACAAGGACGGCAAAGTTAATGCTGCTGATGCCAAAGCAGTGGTCAAGAAAGTGGCTGACAAAGCCAAAACTATTTCCAAAAAGACTGCTCCTAAAAAAGCAGCTCCTAAGAAATAACACTGTGTTGAGTACAAAAGGGGCTTAGGCCCCTTTTTTTTACCGCACATAAATACTTAATGAACTTAAGTTTTGATTTAATCAGTGACCTCAACCTAACGCCCGGTGACAAGTTTGTTTGGGAAGGCAAAGTAACCAGCTTATTTTGCGTGATTCCAGGTAATATAAGCAGCGACTTGGCCATAGTGAAAAAGACACTGACCTACTTGGCCGAACTCTATCAGGGTATCTTCTACATAGATGGTGCCGCTGAACACCTGAATATCTTCCAGCGCAGTGAAAGAATAACTCAGCTTGAGAAAATCTGCAAAAATATCAACAACACTGTATACTTGCATGACAATGTGATAATTGTCAATGGCGTAGCTATACTGGGCATTAATGGATGGTATGGAAATTACACTAAAGCAACAGGCGCGCTGGATAGTATACGACTGGATGCGTTTCGTCAAGAAGATTTGGTCTATTTGCATGAAAGTATCAAACGCATGCAATTGCATCCTGAAGTAAAACACATACTGATATTGTCAGCCAGCGTTCCCAGTAAAGAACTATACTTTGGCGAACACACTGCCATAAATGACTCAATGAGTCCTACCGTGAGTTTACTTGGTGATACTGAAAAGAAAGTGACACATTGGGCGTTTGCTGGATCCAATAAAAAAGTTGATATCACTATTAATGATATCAACTATCTTGCTAATCCTCGTACTACCACTGAGCCCTACTGGGCCAAGTGTATACCAATCAATTAGGCTTCAGCTTCAATTTTTACCTGCAGTGGGAATCCCTGACTGCGAGCCTCAACTGTAACCTCAATTCCTTTTTGTTCTGCGATTTCGTAGGGTAGCACTGCTACCACGGCAGAACCATCTTCGTGAATACTCTGTGTGATGTTGCCCGCAGTATCTCCATTGTAATGGAAATGTTCAATTAAGCTGCCCACAACGAATTCCATACTGGTAAGATCGTCATTGATATAAATGACTTTGTACATGGGGGGTTCTTCAACTCGCAAGTTTGGTGTTATTGTAATTTTAGTATCTGACATTTGTTACCCTAAAAGTTATGAGGTGTGCAGCTTGATTGCCGACACCTGTTATTATATTACTTAATATATGAAATTGCAATAGATTTGGGTTTGTGATCTTCAGGGATCACTCTCTCCAAGTCTATCACCAGCATACCATCACGCATCACTGCACCCTTTACTTCAATATGTGGGCCCAATGGAAAGGTGCGTTCAAAGTTCCGAGTGCTGATGCCACGATGCAAATATTCCACATTCTCAGGCATCAGTTCTTTCTTAGCACCAGTGATAGTTAATAGATTCTTCTCAATGGTAACATCAATTTCCCCTTCTTTAAATCCGGCTACTGCCACTTCGATGCAAAAGTCGTTGTCGTCAACCTGCAGCAGGTTGTAAGGTGGATAGTTGGTTTGTTGAGCTTCTGTTGTACGTAATAGTTCATTAAGCATAGTATCAAAACCTACTCCGAATTTATGAATTGATGGAATATTTAACGCACGTAAGGTTAGTGTTGGATTTGTCATTTTAGTCTCCTTAAAAATAAGCGATTGACATTGATATAGACCCGACCGTTCGGCATCTATAACACTATTTATTATACTACGTTTGCGTAAAAAAGTAAATTATTTTGGGTTAAAAGATAAATACAGTTGTAGTTCACGGGATTGCAGTCCCTAACTACTCTAATACTGTTAAGGAGTATCAGCAATGACTATTTATTCAAAAACTAATCTACCATCAGGTTTCTATGTTTATGCTTACCTACGAAAAGACGGAACCCCGTATTATATTGGCAAAGGCTCGGGTAATCGGGCTTGGAAAAAAAATCCTAAAGAATTTCTGCCGCCTAAGGATAACAACAGAATTATCATAATATACCCTGATCTTACTGAATTATGGGCATTTTTAGTAGAACGACGACTAATTCGTTGGTACGGGCGTAAAGATAAAAACACTGGTATTTTACACAACAAGACAGACGGTGGAGAAGGTACCTCTGGGAAAGTGGTCACTGAGAAGACCCTCAATATGTTTAGAGGAAATAATAATCCCGCAAAACGAACCGAGGTTCGTAAAAAAATCAAACAGAACCATGCATTAAATGACCCGGCTCGGAGAGAAGTATTGTTAAATCGGGTTAGTGGAGCAAATCATTTTAGTCAACAAGAAGGGTATGAATCCAAAATAAAAGGAGTGGCCCATCCTAATTATGATCATACTATCTACACATTTATTAATAAACACACTGATGAGATCCTATATGCTACCCAACGAGAAATGTTAGTATATTTGGATAAAGAACATAGGTCCAGTAATATGAGCATGCTTATTAGCGGAAAAAGAAAGTCATTTTTCGGATGGAAGATATTTCGCAACTAATAGTATTGGATTATCTACGTGTTCTTTTTTGATTAATAACTCTATGACATTGCATTCCTTATACGTCCGGACGTGAAACATCGCCGGCATCAGTACCCGTTCAATTTCTGTGTGCAACCCACGAGCGCCTGTTTTTAGCGTAAGAGTGTTTTCCGCAAGTTGTTCCAGTGCTTCATTGGTAAAAGTCAGTTCAATATTGTCCAGCTTGAACAAGTACTGGTATTGACTGATATAGTTGTTCTTGACATTTTTCAGAACATGTACCAACTGTTCTTTGGTCAACTCTGATATGCTAACTGAAGTGGTAAATCTGCCAACGAACTCGGGTATCATACCAAACTTGGTCAGATCATCTGGCGTGAGTTTGGACAGATCGCCCTCTAGTTTGGCATTCTTTATATTAGCACCAAAGCCAATACTGGTACCACTCATGCGATTGGCGATAACATCCTTTAGTCCCACAAACGCGCCACCAGCAATGAACAGGATGTCTTTGGTATTGACTTCACTCATTTCACTGCCAGGATGCTTTCTACCGCCTGCGGTGGACACTCGGCAAACTGTACCCTCTACCAGCTTGAGCAGGGCCTGCTGTACACCTTCTCCACTCACATCACGTGTTATACTGGCACTCTCACCTTTACGGGCGATCTTGTCAATTTCATCAATAAAGATGATACCACGTTCAGCTTTTTGCAGATCACCACCAGCTGCGTTCACCAGCATGTTAATCATGCTTTCAACATCATCGCCCACATAACCAGCTTCAGTGAGACTGGTGGCATCGGTAACTATAAATGGCACATCCAGATACTTGGCCACTGTTTTAGCTAACAGTGTCTTGCCTGATCCAGTAGGACCCACTATGAGTACGTTACCCTTTTGGATATCAATATCTTTAGAGGGATGAGTGATTCGTTTATAGTGGTTGTATATTGCTACACTGAGTACAACTTTGGCATCCTCTTGTCCGATAACATGCTCATCCAAATGTGCTTTGATAGTTTCGGGATCATGCTCGCTGGGTGGTATGCTAACAGGTTCAACTGTCTCATCTACTATTAACTCTTGGCATAGTTCTACGCAGGTACTACATATAGCAACATTGTCACCAACTATAAGTTTTTCAACTTGTTCTTTGTTGGTCCCGCAAAAACTACAGTGATTTAATCTTGTATCTTCAGTCATATATAATACTTATCTCAGTGATGGGTGCCTATTAAATTAGTAGATACAGGCACTAACTGCCTTGACCTTGATGTTGGCTACCTTGGGCATTAGGCTCTGCATCCTATCGTCCATATCCAACCCAAATGCCAGTTGCTCAGCCCAACGATTGTTCACCATTAGTCGTCCAGGGTTTTTGTCGTATACACTGGGTGTAACTGGTAGCAAACAACGGTACTCCAACACTTTGCCTGTGATATCCGATAACTCAACTTGAAATGTCACTGATTCCCTAAACGTATTCACCACTTGCATTGGTCTTACACTGTCGTTGAAATAGTAAGTTTTAGCAGTACCCAGTATTTCGTAACCCTTGACTACATTGACTGTGATACCAAAGTTCTTGTCGCACATGGCCTTACAGTCAAAGTCTCGCACCTCATTGAGCGCACCCATTAATCCCACTAGATAATCAGGATTGAACTCATACCAGAATGGTATGTATAAAATCATTCTGCGGTTACGGTCTGCTTGAATCTCAGTTTTGCCCTGGTCAATCTTAAAAGCTTTTGTAGGGTAATCCTGCAGCACTTTGTTCAAGTATGCGTCGCCAGTGGCTCGTTCTTTTTTATAAGTAGAAACTGTGGCACTGGCTCGCTCACCGTCAAGTTTCCCTGAAGCCTCTGACACGTGCAGCACATAGTCATTAATCATGCTGGGTTTTACATACACGATAGCTTCAACTGTGTACTTGCCATTGGCTTGCGTAGTACTGGAGATAACAAAATTGTCAACATAGCCTGAGCTATGGCTGGCGATTTCTTTGGTCACCAGTTTACTGTCAACCGTCACTCGCTTGCTGATAATGGCAGAGCCAATGCTCTGCTCTACTGCTTGTCTAAATGCCGATTCTTTTGCCTGCTCAAACGTGTTGCCATGTCCTGTTACGTTATAGGGACCACTCGCTGTGATGCCATTGGTAGTAGCACAACCCACCATTACCAATGACAACCAAACCACCAAGATAGCGGCGCGCATTATCGGAAGTTCTTGCGCAGAGTTTCAACAGCCTTCTGACTGTCACGATCCCAGCGAATCACCACCTTCACCATACGACCACCTGACATGATGTCAGTATCTTTAATAAAGACACCACTCAGAATACTATTACTCTCCTCGCTGATTTTCTTGATTACTGTGCGAGTGGTTTGGTTGATATTGTCACGAATAGCAATGTTGTTCTCTCCAGCGTCTTTGTCTTTGGCCACTGGTGCTGCGGGCGCTGCTGCCTCAACGTCACTCATTACAACTACGTCATCTTCACCACCCTTGATTTTGTTTCGGGTTTTGTCATGCGCCTTCTCCACGTTCTTGCTCATGGTGTTGGTCACACGCGAGCTAGTGATGCCTTCACGCAGAAACCTGACCAACTTTGCTTTGGCATCAAGTTCTGCTGCATCAAACGCATTGTCATGCTCAAACTCGGTGTTGCCTGCAGCAGGCGCGTAGCCAGTGACTTCCACTGATTTCAGTTCACCAGTCATAGTCCAGTCGATTTTGATACCTTCTTTTCTAAAATTGGTACTAAGTCGTTGTTCTTGAATCGCTGTCACAGGTGCAGGAGTCACTGTGTTGGGACCACTAAGTGTACCGCATGCAGTCAGTGATACTGAAACCGCTAAAACTAAGTATTTTAATTTCATGATGTTCCCTATTAATTAGTGTAGAGTGATATAATACAACAAAATGGATTTACTGTCAACCAGAATCAACATCTTTTCTTAGAAAGTTTGCTTTTTCTCTGTAAATACTGCATCATTTCAGTTTATATTTGGTTTGTTTTCTTCCCGGAGTTGCATAATCACGATTGATATTACTCTTAACAGCATGACAACATTTGCATAATGTTTGTAAGTTTTCTGTACGTGAATCAAATGGATCTCCATTGATATGGTCAACATCTAGCATCCCTTCCCATATAATAGTAGTAGTGCATTTAAATTCTAAACGACCGTCAATGTTCTCGCAGTATGATTTTCTAAACGCTAAATGTCCGGTTAGAGCACTAGAATGTTCTTTGCAGTATATAGTGTACTTTATCTTACCTGAATGATTGGTGCCAGATATCTCTACTTTTTTCTTGCAAGTAGTAACCTTACAGCAATGCAAAGTACGCCGGTCAACTAACGCAGATTTTACTTGAAAGTTGGCTCGTCGATCAGTATGACAGGGCGTACAATATTTACGAAATTTGGGGTAGCCGTTAACGTAATATATTCCCATATGCTGCGTTTTATTGTTGCACCCTGCAGTGGTACATATGGGTCGATCTTTTAAGGGGACGGTAACTTTATCTTTATTTTTTGCACTAAGTCGGTGTGTCATGACAGTATCCCAAAGTTAAGTTAAGAACTACATGATATCAAAGATTGGATTTATTGTCAAGTAAAATAGCAACTATCGTGAAATAGTTGCTATTTTAGCTAGATATGCTTGGGATTGGTGATGTATGAGGTAACAGTGTCAGTTTCACTGTCTGTTAGAATTTCAGGGTCTATTTCCCCTGTACCAATTTTATCAACCAAGTATTGCACATACTGGTTGTTAGTCAGATAACTTTCTGAATGTTCTCTGTTCACTTCAATCCATTTGCCACCATTGAATTTGAACACGCGGTTGGGCAGTGCATCTACTCTGACAAAGATATCTCCCATGATTGCGTATTCAGGAAAGCTTGTACCAAAGCCAGTTTGTTTGTCTGCCTTGCCATCTTCCTGTAGGCCAAACAAATCTGGACGAGTTTGCTTGAGTACCTTTTCGTGCATACGCTTGCCCTCAAATTCAACATACTCTGAATCTTTGAGTCTGCGATATGATTCTTTGGTAACGCCTGCAATTTCAATCTCGGTATTTTCTACCACTGCTGCTATCTCATCATTGACCAATACTTCAATGGTTGGTGCCACTACATTGGCCAAGGGGTCATCTTCTAGTGTGCCTTCAGGACGTTCCAAAGGGAAGGGAAATGCATCTGACGTATCAGCCGAAGCCTCCGCCATTGGCATGATGCTGTCAACAGTGAGTACCTCTGAGTCACTGCTAACTGGTTCAGCCACTGGTTCGGTTGAAACAGCCACTGGCGGCACTTCATCTAGTTCTATAATTTCTTCTACTGGATCCAACAATGCAATAGCAGCATTGGCCTCTAGTATGTCTGCCTGCTCATCATGTATTTGCTCTAACTCTGACTGAGTTCTCAGTGCATCAACAAATTGGTCATTATCAGTCACCTGTTGTTCAGGTGGTGTAACATTATCAGCTACATCACACTCTTTGTTTGGACAGAATGGACCAATGCCAGGCGCATCCAACAGTGCAGTATTACATTTATAACAATGGCCAATATCCAACACAGTGTCTGGCAGTTGTTCAGGTTCCATAGCACCCACTGGGGTAGTTATTGGAGCACTGATTTTTTCTTTATCTTCTCTACCCCATTCAAATTGTTTATTGGCTGCAAGAATCAAACACAATGCCAGTGGATCAAACACAACCACAATCAATATGATTACCCAACGCACTGCTTTTTCTAAAACGTTTTGATCTGGATTATCGCCGTATATAAATGCAGCTATATACTTGATTGGACCAACTTCAGCCTCAACTTTTCTAAACTCTGCTGCCAGTGGAGCACGTTCTTCCTGTAACAGTACGATACTCTTTTGTGCTTTATTGATCTCAGCCTGCAAGCTGGCTCGTTCTTTGGCTTGATTCTTACGAATTTGCACTGCACGTTCTGCACCACGATCGGTGTCAGTACGACCCATCATGCCATCAACCTGAGCATTCATTTGCTCAATTGCTTTTTTTGCACTGGCTATGTTGTCTTTTTCTGTGGCGATCTTTTCATCATAGATGGCTACCTTACTGATAGCATCACCGCTGATCAAGCCCTGGTCACTGTTGGCTTTGCTTAAGAATCCAAAGATACCCATGCTGGTCAATATCATGAGGAACAAGATAGCAGGAACCAAGTATACTTTGAACAGGAAACTGATACGCTTCCAGTTATTGTGTAACCAAACAGTGGCAACTACCTTGCCCAATTCTAAGCTGGCGCCCATGATGATAACAGGAATCACCGCCGCAGAAAAGATGGCAGTGAGTCCGGCTACTGAGTAGTAGGCTGCTACCATACTGAGTAGCAGAGCGGTGGATAGAATGGCTAAGGCGAATATCATAAGCTAGTATTTATCACGTGGCTGACCGACATCAAACAGATGTCCATAAGTTGATACAAACTCATTGGCTTCCATTTGCAATTTTTTAGGTATAGAATTGGCGTGTGAAGTGGCATAGTGTACCCATTGCACACCCTCATCACGAGTCTTTACCTCTAATACAGTAATACTGATGCCATCTTCAAACAGGTATGATTTACCTTCAAGTAGTTGTTTCATTTATTCAACATGGTGAACACTGTACTCACCCCATTTAACATCATATTCGCCTGCATTGTTGTCAATCGCTTGACCTGCATACTCAATGCTGCTGACAATTTCACCGTGATCGGTTTCAGACACATGGAATTTTAGTTTGGTAAAGTCAATATCTTCTTCGGAGTCAAATGATCCCTCAAAGTAACAGCCCTTGCCACCCTGCACCCATTTGAGATAAAAGCCAGGATCCAGTACACTAATGTAGTAGTCCCGATCTCCATGGTCACTCATGCCCAGTTCATATTCTGGATCATATTCACTGATCATGTCGCCAATACTGCCGTGGTACACGATATTGCCTTCTGCATCCTTAATGACCACTAGACCATCGTCTAGGTCTGGCCCGCCCGCAAACACCACGTCATTGTATTCATTGTAATAGTCAAGCAGCTTACATTCTTCTGGAGTTCCATTCTCATCATAGTCAAATGATGACTGCAGCGCATCAGACAAATATTCCTCGAACTCATCACTGCTCCAGTAATCATATTGTGCTTGAGTGATTGTGCCAATGCCCACGTCCATGCCGCGGCTGAAAATTTCAATTGTGTATTCTTTCACTGTGCTGCCTCCTGTAGTGTTATTTGTGTTTTGAATCCCATGCGAGTGCAATATTCCACATAGTCATCTTTGTGTACATACCTATCCATGCCCTGTTGCCCGGTGGGTACTTGCAAGTAGTTCACTAGATTGAATCCACTGCCACTGCCCACTCTACGATGTACGCTGATGCGGCGCAGGTCGGTTAGGTGATCACGCTCTCGTACTAAAAAATATTCTGTTGGTTCATTAAGTTGATTGATCATTTGTCATCTCTAAATCTGATAAAGCGAGGGAAACGCAAACTGTATGTGCCATCCTGATTCTGTGTTATGGCATCGCACATGACTTCTGCGGTACGACCAATTATCACATTGCTGTTGGTCCAGTATTCAGTGCGGTCCTCATCACTGAAGCCACTGCCCACATTGACTGTGATGTGTTTACCATCATCCGTACCCTCACATAACAATGCACCCAGGCGACCCAGATTGCGTCCAGTGCCTTCGTCTACGCCAATGATGGAGAGGTCAACTGTGATAGTGGGTTTCCATTTCAACCAGTCAGTACTGCGTTTGCACACATAGGGTGCATCAATATCTTTGATCATGATGCCTTCAAAGCCTGCATTTACATTGTCTTTGGCATAACGCTCAAGTTGATCTTTGCCCTCAGCAAAATCCAAATCAACCATCAAGTGAGGCAGCAGTTCTACGTTGGGCATACTATCAATGACAGGACGCATCTTTTCTAGGATATCAATGCGCTTGTGCAGTTGAGCATTCCAATAACCACGATTGAAATCAACGATTGGAATAACGTCAAAGATATTGAACACGCTGTCATCGGCCTGTGTATCTGACTTACGCCGAGCTTGCCGCATGAGTTCTTGGAAACTGTTGCCAATTACCTCACCATCTAGCACGAACCCAGCCACCAGATGCTGGCGTCCGGCGGCAATTAACTTAGTTAATTTGGATTTGATTTGTTCTTCAATGTGAGTGAAGTTCTCAAACACTTTGCCATTGCGGCTGTAACACTGCACAAATGGATAATCAGAATCAAAATCGGAACACAGTACCAGTACTCTGACACCATCCAGCTTGGGCTCCAATCGTTTCTGTCCCTTCATCTCTGGTCTGCCTTCGCAATTGGTTGCCAGTTGGCAGGCAAAGATGGGCACTTCGTAATCTGTTTTCTTACATACTTTGTTAATTGTTTTGTCACTAATACCCGCACGAAGGTCACGTGCCAGCACAGGCTTTAAGAATAGATTCCATTCTTCACTGTCAAACCGTTCACTCATGGCAGCAATAGCATCACGGGCAGCATGACCAGTCAGGCAGCGGGTGGACAGTTGTACCATTAGATCGTTGAATTCATCCCAGGGATTCTCTGCACCAGTGATACCCACTGTTTCCGGAATCTGTTTTACACCAAAAACCACGTAGGGGTTGTAACATGCTTTAGTGAATGATAAAAAATTGATAGCATTAATACTACCTAGGACACTTGCTTCAAGGGCTTGAAGCATCACATCTTCTTTATGTGAACGACTATTACTTTCATTTAATTTTTTTATCCACGCAGCCGACATATAAATTCCTTTATTTGAATGATTATATTATAGTTGAATTTAGATTATTTGTCAACCTTTTGGCATAAATAATGGTGTAGTTCGCGGCAGTGGAATGCCCAACTACTCTAAATGCTTTAAAGGAGCAATCAGCATGAATATTTATTACCTAATGGTAAAGACCCATAATATAACTGGGTTAAAGTACCTTTGTCAGACAAGAAAAAAAGATCCTTACCGTTATCTAGGGTCGGGTATTGAATGGGCTACTCATTTGAGGAAGTTTGGAAAGACAGTTACAACGGAAGTTATTTTCCAAACAACGGACAAACAGCAACTAAATGATTTAGGTAGATACTATAGTCAATTATGGCGGGTAGTAGATGCTATGGATGATTTTGGAAATAAAATTTGGGCAAACTTAATTCCCGAAACAGGTGGTGGACCAGGAGTAGCAAACCCCACACCGGAAATTAATTATAAGCGTTCGCTAAAACTATTAGGAAGAACGTTTCCTCATATGAAAGAATCACCATCTGACGAAACCTGCTTAAAGATGAGTTTGGCACAAAAAGGAATTCCCAAAGGACCAATGAGTGAGGAACAAAAATTAGTTCGCAAAATAAAACAAACCGGAGTACTTAAAGGTCCTCAAGTACTAATAACTTGTCATTGTGGAAAGACCGGCGGAACATCAAACATGAAACGATATCATTTTAATAATTGTAAAATAAGGTAATCATCCCTACTCTCCTCAATTATTTTTTATAGTGTGCTATAATAGCACACCATTGATAGTGTGTACAGAAATTTGGGCGTTACCATGAACTGCTGTAGATTACCTTAAATCCCAAAAAGATTTGGGTACGAGCCTCAGTGATGAACTCCAAATCCCTGTCACGGTAATGGTCATCACTGTTATTACCAAAAAAGAATCCATTGGTGTCAGGTAATTCACCATGAATGATAGCATTTTCCAAATCAGTAATATCGTCCCAGGTCAATTCTAGATCATCACCATTAAAGTCACCGCTATTGCCTTTTGATTCCCAAAGCTGCTTCATCCAACCATGCAGATTGGGATGCTTGCGCCAGTAAGCAATTTCACTGGATGAATTTCTATCGTCAGCCTCTGCGTTCACAGTGGCAAATGCCCACATATCTAGTCCCATGATTACTCCTGACTGGCTTTAATAGCCTGTGTTTTAGTAACGTCCACTGCTTTGTCTAGCATACGTGCTACACCAGTGAATCCAATTGTTGCTACTACAATACCAAATACAGTTCCAAAAATAAAGTTTTTCATGTTGAATTTCCTATTAGCGTTTCATTATCTGTGCCAACACTTTCATGGCTTCTGGGTATGCGTTCATTTTTGCTATGTTGATTTCTGCACCTTCCAAACGCAATTCTTCGCTCATCACTTCCAACAACTCCATTGCGTATCTGATATCATCGTCTGTTTGATCTTGAAACCAAGCATGGATAATCTCAGGAGTTGACTCTAATAAAAATCGTAGATTTTCTTTATCTTGTTCGGTCATTGTGCATCATCCTCAATCATAGATTCAATTTCATCCTTGAGCACTTTCCAGTACTTGCCCTCAGAAACTAACCACTGGCCACCAGTGTACAAATAAAAGAACTCGCCATCTATGCCATTGATAAAATCATCACGACTGGTGAACACTGCAAACTCGTTGTCATCTTCGCCACGATCACGACCATAAAACACAGTACAACCCTTTTCAGGGGTAGTATGCGTATGGTCACCCACTGGCACTATGTTTTTGCCCAGCGAACTGATATTGCCCAGTTTGATCAACTGCGCAATTTTAACAGTGTCTTGATAAGATTCATTGAGAATCTTGCCATTGTGTTCTAAATAACCATCCCAGTGGCAAGATACTGCTTTGATTACACCTTCGTATTCAATTGCGATAGCTGAACGAGTACTCATTTGCGTCTCCTTGTTTTTCAGTGTATGTGAGTATTATACACCCAAATTCAATTACTGTCAACCGTTTGTGGCTGTTTCTTTTTTGCAAACTTTACGCACCACATGCACTTGACACTGGGCTTGTCATAAAAGTAAGCACCCATGTCAAAATATTTGGTGTCGCACACAGCACATACAAACCTTGTCATTGGTGGACCATTTGGTCCCGCTGCTGCAAACGCCTGTTTGTCACCAAGTGGCGTTTTGCAGGCACCGGCTGTTGACTGTTTAATCTTAGGCATAGGCCGATGGACTCAGCGTATCAGCTTCCAATACTGCATCATGGTAAGTGTTGGCACCCAGCAAAACCGTTTGCCCATCTGCATAACAGGCCATGTATGCACCATTCATTGCCACGTATACAATTTCAATCAAGAAGTTATCCATTATGCCAGTTCCTCATCTGAGTTAATTGTTGCATTGCACTTGTCTTGAAAAGTATTACCAATTGAAGTCTCTAGTACATCTGCCCTTGTGGGGTAATCGTATACCAGAATTGCTGCCAATTGAGAAATACTGGTGTTGTTGAGAAATGCAATTTCGTTTGCCAATTGTTCTAATTTAGTCATTATACTGCCTCCAACATGTTAGCTGGAACACGCCAGTTCGTCAATCCTACATTAACAATAACATTCTTAATTTTGATTTCTTTAACAGTGCCCACTGTATAACCACCGGTGCGACTGTTGATGAAACGGACCTGAGAACCAATTGCCAAACTGCGGCGAGCTTGTTTGGTCAACTGAATGCGGGCATACTTGATTGACATTGCAATACCATTGAGTTGGTCATTACAAAATTGACCGGACATAATTGCTTGATTGATTTCATTGATTGTAGTCATTGTCAGCTCCTTGTTATTCAGAAAGTTCTTCAGCCGATGGAACATAAACCCAGTCATCTTCGTACTCATCAAAAATCCAGTAACCGTTCATTTGCTGCTCCTTGTTTTTCAGTGTATGTGAGTATTATAGCACCGATTGGATTTACTGTCAACCAAAAAAGTGTTGTTATGCAGCAACAGATTCTAGTACTTCCGATACTTTCTTCCAGTCTGTGCCCGACAGGTCCTTAACATACCAAGCACCATCGGTTCCCAAAATGTAAAAGAACTCGCAACCAAGACTTTCATAATGCAATACAAAATCTTCGGCAATATCAAATTGCATCCAATCAATGTCACGCTCACCGCGATCACGACCATAGAACACTGTGGTGTCCTTTTCAGGAGTAGTGAATGAATGACCGCCCAGAGGCACTACACGTTTGCCCAATGAACTCATGTCACCATGAGCCACAAGTTGTACTGCTTGCTCAAAATTATAGTTGTCTACTAAACAACGACCCACATAGTCAGGGTAACCATCATAGTGGCAATAAGCGCCCTTGATAACATTGTTGTGAGTGACTGCGATAGCTGAACGAGTTGACATTTTCTTTTCCTTTTCTCTAGTGTATGTGTACATTATACACCCAACGGGAATTACTGTCAACCAAAAAAAAGCCCCAATTAAGGGGCTTTTTGTTGCTAATTTGTTAATCAGCTTTCTTGGCTTTTGCTGCTGTTTTAGCAACTCCTACTAGGGAGCCACTGTTGACAAATGCATACATCTTTTCAGCGGCTTCAAGCACTTTATCAAGTCCTGGGAACTCAGGCATACCAACTGTGGTAACGATCTGACCAGTCTTTTCGTCTTTTACTGCTGTCATTTCCCAACCAGCAAACTTGGTACTGTGTTCTGATTGGACCATGTCCTTGGCCATAGCCAAGATATCTGTGCGGATCTCGTATCCGTTTTTGTTGAATTTTACTTCTGGTAATTTAGGTGTATCAAATGACATTATAATCTCCTTGTGTGAATGTCTGTGTGTGGTGTGCTTACTTCTGGTTCAGCACTGTACTGATTATATATTAATGAATAATATATATCAAGCACTTTGGGGAAGTTTTGTGGGATTGTTTACCCACTCCACATCCTCGTCAGTCATGGGTTGCCATTGGTTCATAACCAACCCTGTTGCTTTTTATAACTGAATTCTTGTATGAGTTTGTCCAGGTCTCCGGCTGTTTGCGGAGGTCTTGCCTGTATGTATCGTTCTAGTTCGCTCTGTTGGGTAGGCGTAAACCAGCCGATAATTCGGTTGAATAGTGTTAACATCGTGTCCTCTGTGTGTGTATGTTTTGAGGTTTTTGCAGAACCTCGTAACTGTAATTGTAATTGTATTTATACTACTGTTTTACGTAAAGACTATTACTTTTTTACAGCTTTTTTGCCTTTTGCAGCTGGCTTCTCTGCATCTTTGCTATGGTCTTTCTTTTTAGCCAACATCAATTTGCCCTTGGTTACTGGAGCATTGGCTACCACTTCTACTGGCGGCAAACTTTTTTCTACCGCGACTGCATGAGTGGCACCCAGAATTGCAAGAACTGCCAGTGCTGCACATAGTGTATTTTTAATCATCTTCCTCTACCTACCTTTCGTGTTAATGAGCTTCCGCCAAATCCCTTGTTTGGTTTAGGGGCTTTGGTCTCTGGTTGACTACCGTTAGCGAACCCAGCTGTCTTTTTGGCTTTGGCTTCAGCAGCCATGTTGATAAAGGGATTCTTACTTTTCTTTTCTTCAGTCATTGTGTCCTCCACAGATATTTATGTTATTTTCTGCGCTTCGTAGATTTCACATAGTCATATACATCACCGTACAGTGATATCATCATGGCCACTTTGCTGTCGTACAGTCTGATGTGTGCTCCGCCGGCGATGTTTTTTCCCAGGTAGTAGGGACAGGTCAGTTTGTGGTTCAGTTCCATGAGGAAAGCATTCCAAGTGGTCTGATTTTTAGTAATGCTTTTTTTGTAGTCCAATGGCAAGTCAAAGTATTCTATCTCAGCCAGTGAAAAGTAAAGTTTACCCACTTCAGTCAACCTCAACCCACCGTCGTTTCTGATATTCACCCACCATGATTTTGCTGCAATGCTCAACTCCAGCTGACTCTGTTCTGGTAGCTGATCCAGCACTGCCTGTGTGATTCTAGATTTTACTGAATCTCTGATCATTCAGGATATACTTTAGTCCCATGATTCATAAACACCACACTAAATTGATCAGTCTTGAACTGTTGGTTTAGTTTCCTACACAAGTTACGTGCATGTCCAGGATTGCTAAAACTGGTTTTCTTGTACTTGGGCACACTCTCACTGTCTAGATAATGTTGACTTTTTAGATTGATTGGTTGACCATCCAAAAAAACAGCCCATATTCCAGCGGCCTCAACAATCTGATCATTCTTGTATGTGGTTTTATCTACTATCTCTAACAATATTTTTGGCTGAGTTCTGCTCATTAAGTTACCACTTGCTACCTTTCAATTCCACATTGATAACTTCATCGTGCGAGTTATTAGTGGGCACCTGTTCATATCGGTCAATAATCAATTTGGCGATTTCATCACGCAGTGCTCTAGCATCTGAACTGGTCATTACCACATCACGCCCCTGGCGACCCTCCATACTGGATACTTTGTCAATAAATCGTTTAATATGAATCATAGTGTATTTATCACATTTTTAGCTTCATCTTGGGTTTTATATGGACCATAGCTTTCATATCGCTGAATAAAGATATACTTGGGAGCCAGCAGGGTAACAAATTCAGTGCCCTGTTTGATATTAAACCAACCAGCTGCATGAAAGCATTTGCTCTTTGGCTCAGTGGTAAACAGGTGTACTTTACGTTTGATGTCTACTACTGAATTGTAAACTCGGGCGTGTCCAGTTGGATACACGCCATATGAGGGAACAAAGGGCTTGGTTTCTGCTTTGGCATTGGGGATAAACTCTATCTTTTCCTTAGTGGCAATGGCAGTGGTGCTGCTATAATGTTTGATAGTGTTGCCTATTCGCACATCGTAGCCCGTACCATCTGACATTACGTTGCCCACTTTTTGTGTACCGTCAGTGACGATCCAATATTGATTGTTGACCACTGGTTTTGCGATTAGTGTGTTAGACATTTGTTTCCTTTATGTTCTGTAAATAGTATCATATTATAAATAAATTTGCAAGTGTTTTGGTTAGCCGAATATAAGCATATAAAATGGAACGTATTTTTCAGTGTATATCATTATGTCTAAGTGTATTGATCCGGAAAAATCCCAATCAGTTCCCCGCTCACCCAAATTTCTACGACACCACTTGATGTGTTCAACTGATTCCTTGGCTGAGTTTAACATAAGCCTGTGATGGTGTATTACGCGCCTGCTCATAGATATCGTAGTATAAACATTGTTTTCTTTTGTTCGTCAAAAAAGTCAAGTGACACCGTGTGCGTGAATCCAGTTTTCACATGCCAGCTGGGTTCATGATTACGCACAGTAAATCCCAGTACCCGTTTCATTGTGTTCCTCACCAGAAACACTGAGGGGTTATCCGGGTAGTCTTGTTTTAGCTGCGCCAGTATTTTGCGCCACTGATTTTCTGGTAATGTGATCATGGATATTTTGTTTTGATGTCCATTTCAAATATTCCCCAACCCAGTTTAGTTTCAGGAGTATTTTTGTTATATCTAATCCATATGTAACCATCATCACAGAATCGAAATTGCCATTTTACATAACTTTCGCTGTATAATCTTTTCTTCATATCATACAGATACTTGGCAGGGGTGTGAGTTGGCTTCCACGAATCACCGCTTACTTTTTCAGTTAGCACATGAATCAGATATTCTTTCTCTAACCCATCTTTGGTGATTGGAGTAAAGTATGCTCTGTCATACAGCGAATAGTGTCCACCTGACTTCATTGGGACCGGCTGGAGCTCCTTAATGAAATCATATTCACGCATGATGATTTTTCTACTCAACAACAGTGTCATAGCCACACCAGTCTAAACATAAGTGCATCTTTGGCGTTGGCAAAGTACCATATAGTATCGCCAAATTTATAACGCAGGCACCAAGTGGCAGAGTTGCTCACTTGATCCAGTTCACGGGCTGATTGACCAAAGCGGTTGTAGCACCATTTTTCCATAGCATATATTTTATAATACTCCAGCTTTGGCATTGTTACTTGTTCAGCTATCATAGCCACATCAACGCAAACATTATAGCATCGTTCTCATTTTTAAAATACCATTGATATCGTTTTTCTGGGCCGCGCCAAAAGCAAGTCCACTCACCAGTTCTGGCAAGTACGCTCCATCTTGGACCAATATAACTAATGCACCATTTTTGGGCATCGTAGTTTGGTTGGATAGCGTTAACAGTATAGGGTAATTCTTTCATGACCAGTTCAATGCTGCTATTGTAGCATACTTTGCATACTTTTGCCTAATCTTTATGGTCAATCTATTCTCAGTAACATCCTCGCCACCCATGCCCCATTGCCAATTCCAACTTTGTTTCCCCACATGTTTTTCTAACCACGGACGATAATGATCGTTAGGGTCAGCACTAAAACCTAAATTTACCCACACAGCACCACCCATGTCACGCCAACGTGGATCACTGTGATCTACCACAATGTCTCCTCTTGGCCATGCCACATTGATCACCGCACCGGGCATGAATCGCCACCAGAGTTTATCAACGATGTTTAAACCACAGGGCATGTAATGGTCGCCATACTTTCCTTTGAACTTAAAGATTGCGTTTATTTCAAGTTTACTCATAACCACCTCAACAACCAAAGCATAATTTCGTCACGATTGACAAATCCCCACCACTCCTCGTCATCACTGGCGCTGTAACAACTTACGCCGCTGGGACAATGCCGTTTACACCAGGCCCAAAATTGTTGTTGATTTGCACTGTACAGTGACAATCGTATTGGTTTGATACATATGAACCACTGCGATTCAGGGCCATAGGCTCTTTCATAAGCCCATAGACCACTGTCAGCATCACCTAAACCAGGCTTCACTGTGTTCCAATGTTCAGCAAATTGATTGCGGGTCACTATGGTCACAACCACCTCAGGGCAAACATGGTAGCGTCTTGGTGACGAGAAAAGTAATAAACTCTATTGTCAGGATTTTTAGTGTCAGCACCACCCCAATCCCAATTGTGTTCATCTACGTTATCCAGCAACCATATCTGCAGATTACGTAAATGCTCGTATCTATACCAAGGCACACTGACAGGAATATTACACCAATCGGCTTTCATTGCCACCTCAGCATAAAAACCATAGCGTCTTTGCCTTCGCTAAAAAAGTAATCAATAAGAACACCTTGCCCAGATTCGTTTGTATTTTTATGAACATCGTTAGTAATATAACTTGGGCAGTGTTCCTTGGCCCAGGTCAACGGCTCCCAAAATGGATCGTAGGGTACAGTAACTCTCATGACCACCTCAATATAAACAAAGTGCGGTCGCTTTCATATTTGAAATAGTATTTGTTATTGCTGGCCTGCCAACGACCAGTTCCCCACTCAGTTAAATTCTTGGCGCCAAAGGTTTGTTCTACCCAAGCAAATATTTCTATGTTGCGAGCCATGACATCATGATAGTCCTCTATGTCAGTAAACCGTAGTTTACTGGGGTTTTCCACCCAATAGGCATAATCAGAGTTATCATAAAAACCAACTTTCATACAATGCTATAACCATCTCAGTGAAAACAATATGGCATCCTGTTCATTCTGAAAATAAAAATCCATATATTCACTTGTGGCTTTGGTGGCGAACCTATGACCTGGTAATCCAAAATTCTCTATAGCCCAGATGCAAGTGTCATTCCAATACTCTTGTTCCTTGTCATGGTCAGCATCATTGTCCCACTTGATGTGAACCACATATTCATCGTTGCTTTTTTTTATCACACTCATGTTATAGCCAAGTGAGTGCAAATAGTGTGTATGCTTCTGGTGTCATATATATTCTCTTAAGACCGTCCACTGAGTGCCAGGCCCATTTGGCAGTGCAGTATTCATCAAGTTGTAGTGCAAATTCTCTTTCCATTCCAGGTCCCAGTGAATCATGGAACCACTGCCTAAATTTAATATAAGACTTGATCTTTGCATTGAACGAAGGGAATCCACGCGGTGACTGTACCACATAATGGCTAAACATACCAATGCCGGTATGCCTGTTGTCCATCTTGGTAACTTTTAATTCTTTGCCGGTCATGTCAACTCCACCTCAATGCAGTTACCATGATATCGTTGGGAGCATTTTTCCAAATTCTTACGCCGTGGTCGATTGTAGATTCTGTATAATCTTTACCGGAACAGGTTTCTTCGTGGGATTGGGTACACCAAAACCAAGTAACTTCTTCTTCAGGTTTACCAAATTTTTCAATCATCCAATCACATATTTGCTTGAATTCTTTATAGTATGTACGCTCATTAATAGAAATCCTTACGCTCATTATGACCACCTCAATATAAACCAACTTTTCTTTTTGTCATCATCAAATATAAACTCTGAAATAGCGGCATTGAATACTGCACCGTGTTCCTTTTTTAACCAAGTCTCAATGCCCATGCATTTGGTTTCAATTTCCCAATGTATATTATCATAGTAGTAATCACAAATTTTATGCCAGGTGTCAGAATGATTCATCGTGTTAGCTCGTCCAATACCAGTTGCTTAGCACGTTCATCAAGGAACCGTTCTTCCGCCTCAGCGATGTCTCTTGCCTGATTTTCTATCCACTCTACAATTTCTTCCCTACCCTTTGCAGTAAACTTACTGTACTCTTTGCCTATTGAACTGGTGTAGTATATGTTGGGATTTTTGAGTAACTCGGTTAGTCCACCGTAGAATGCATCCTTTAGTGTATCTCTGCGCATCTGAGTATATCCTATTTTGAATTTGTTAAGCAACCTACGTAAGGCGAGTTTAACCATTTTGCATATGTCTCCGCTTGTTCACTGATTTTAGTAAGTTCATATTTGCCACACAGTTTCATAAAGTGCATGCCCACTTGTGTGGTAGAGGTAGTGCGTACTCCATTAATAATAGCATCATCAACCAATTGCTTGATTTCATCAGGCTGTGCGGTCAAGTCAATCAGTATGCGATTGCGCTCATAATCATCCTTAACACGATGCTCTACGCCATGGTGATCTGTCCACTTTTGCAGCATGACATTGTTCCAATTAAATCCTTGTTTGGTACGATCAGCATAGGCCTCAGTCAAGCCAACTTTATTCTTGGTACCTTTCTCACGTACTCCCGGATATGCACTGAACACATTGTCACTACTGTCACCACGCATACATTTCATAAACAAGTGCCACTGAGGATCACCCAACAGCTTGGGCTCCTTAGTTTTCTTGTCAATGACTAATTTGCCTTTATCGTCAAAGTAGCCCTGGGGTGTGATAAGTTGGTTGGAGATGCCATTATATTGGAAGACATTATCAGATATAAGCTGGATGTAATCAGTGTCGCTACTAATAATATAAATTTGATCATTGGGATGTAAGTGTACAAATCTGCCGATGACATCATCGGCTTCTGCTCGTTCTTGTCTAAGGACGCTGCAATTGGTTTTTTCTTTGAGATAGGTAATGAACATATCATACGTTTCCCAAAACATAGTATTTTCTTCAACCTCAGCTTGGGTCTGAGATTGTTCGTCAACTATGCGATTTTTCTTGTAGGGCAAATAGTGGTCCTTGCGCCATGACCTACCCTCGGTGCAGAACACCACATGGTCAACTCCAAACTTTCTTACAATTTGATTGACACTGGCAAATGTCAAGTGCAATGCCATGCCAATCTTTTCCCAAGTGTCAGTGTTGCGACTGGCCACATGCCGGGCACGAAAGAAAGTGTTTGCTGTGTCAATGAGTGCGTATTTCATGTGATCCTAAATTATTAGTAGGTGTATATTATAGCATTAATTTTACTAATTGTCAAGCCTTGTATGATTGATAACTGCGGATTTTGCTTTGACGATCAGTGTGATTAGTTTTAAACTTGACATCATAGCCCAGCTTAGTGAGTGAACTTATCAATGTGCTAAGATCGCAATCTTCTTCCAAAAACGCATTGACACCCTTTTGATACGAATAAGAAGATATCTGATTAGCAATGCCCAGTTTGGTTAGGCGTGCTTTTGGAAACCGAGCCCAACCGTGACCAGGATCTTCAAAAATTTGCAGAGTTATTGTACGGTTCATTTCGGCTCCTTATTGTTTACGATGCACATATTATAGCACCATTTGGATTTGGTGTCAATACTAAAATGCTTCGCACATGTTGGGAAATTTTCCTGTTTCTTCAAGTATACGCACAGCACGAAATCCTGCCCACAGTGCATCAGCTTCGGTGGGAAACACGTAGGCGGATTCAAACTCCCCAGACTTATTTTGCATTTCTAACAACACAGACCATTTATCTCTTGTTGGGCTATATTTTGCATCAGAAACTTTTGCTTTAGACATTGTGTTCTCCTTTTTCAGTGTATGTGTACATTATACACCCAAAAGGAATTACTGTCAACCGAAAAATGTTGCTAAAAAACAACATATAACTACGAAAAATTACTATCCCAAACTGTTTTTGGTGTGTGTCCGTTTCTGTAGTGTTTGGACCGTGAGGGGTCTTGCACGTTGAGATAGGGCAAACGCCCCTTCTTGTCTTTGTATTGCATTGCCAATGTGCCTTCTGCCCATCCTGTGGCCTTAGGTTCGTCTGAGGGTAAAATGTCTGCTGCTATCATTCTCTTAGATACATCCCAAACTGCTATTACAATGGAATTTTTATCAATGGCTGCTGGTATTTGTTTTCGCGGAATTAGAAAATTAGCTATTCCCATCCAAAAATCTGAACCGTTTGAACTTCTCACTGGTTCTTCTTGCCAGCCCGGCATCCATGCCAGTTGCCGAGTAATTCTTTCTCCAACCTGATATTCTCTGGTTTCCCCAAGTGAAGGAGAACTCATGCCCACTTTTAAGAAATCATAAGTTATAGGGGAGTCTTTAAAACACATACCATATACATACGAGTTTTTTATTTTATTAGACCGCATGAGGGTGTATATGTCTTTGCAATTCCTAATGGAACTACAATCGATTGCAAAATCAGGGTTATATAACTTGATATCATCAAACATTTAACTTACCTCCGTACGGCCGCCACCGATATCTCTTGTAGATATGGGACGGATGAATTCACGATTGGCAGGATCGGCCTGTTCTTGCTCATACACTTCCAGTGCTATGTTGCGACACACTGTTTGGAACCAACGGTCAATGATCACATTGTCCTTGTCATCCTCTTTTAGTTTATATCCAGCCTTGATTAAATTGAGTAGAAACTTATCATTCCAATCCAATTCAAACGCACCATTGTTGATATTGTTTGGATCAATGTCTACTCTGAGTATTGACACATATGGTTCGCCAGCAGCAGTGGCCTTGTCTTTTTCAGACGGCTCTGCCTTTTCTTGCTTGACCTTAACTCGCTTGACAACAGGTGCTGCCTCTTTAACTGGATCAGAGTTAGTCTTCTTTGAAAACAAGTTTTTTAGTTTGTTCAACATTAGTTTTTACCTTATTTAAGTATGTATCATGCAAAGTAAAGCTGGCAAGATTTTTACCTTTGCTCTCGCACATTATATCAAATTGATCATTGAATGTCAATGCCCAATCGTTAACTGCATCATTCCAGTAAAAATTACTGTGTGCCCTAAGCTTCTGTTTCTTGTGACCTTCCAGTAACAATTGATCCAGATTGGGCATATGTGCAGCAGAGTGCCCAACTAGTATATCCTCATGACTGGTCGAGAAGTGCATAGTGGGTCGGACACCACGCCATGAATCAATCACACGTTTACATCTATCGTCGGTGGCTTGAATGTACTCTCCTGTACGGACCCAGTGATGGTGTATGTCGAGGACGAGGGCACAATGACTGGCGAGTTCAAGGCTGGATTCAATTCCCCAGGAGTTTTCGTCGTTTTCGATTGTGATGCAGTTTCTTGCTTCGGGGCTGAGTCTTGGGATAACGTCGATGATTCCCTGAGGCCCTTGTTTTCCACTGATGTGAACATTGATTTTAAAATCTTGGAATTGCTCACCATATCCCATGTATCTTGCCATGTCTGCATGATATTCAAACTCCTCTATTGATCGTTCAACAATATTTTGATTGACACTGGCCAACACTGTAAATTGACCTGGGTGCATACTAAGTCTAACATCATTTGCTCTGGCTGATTCACCAACCAGAGCAAACAGGTGTTCCATTCTGTTTACTACGTCGGCCTGTTTCCAAAAATCATTAAATTCAGGCACGGTATAGAAACTCAGTATGTCGCTGCTAAGACGAACCATTCTGAGTTCAGGTGCAAGCGTACCAACTAGATTCACCAGGTTCAGTGTGTTGGTAATATTGCGTTCCATTATGTCATATATCTTTTGCTCGGCCACAGCACGTGTTTGTCGTTTAGCCCAAGTGAGTGTGGTGCCACCAGTGTTGAGTCCTTCACTGCTGACTACCTCGTTCTTGTGATTTACTTCTGCCCATTTACAAGCAAAGCCTATGCGTTTGATATTTTGATTGGTCATGTGTTGTGTCAAAGTGGTTATCGTGTAGCATTGTATCATACTATCAATTTATTGTCAACTCTATCCAAACAAGATATTTTGGGTCATCCGTTTCCAAGTGCCACGCACCATCGTACAAATATACTCTCCAACCCACACCACCAAACTGGTTGTGTAACCAATATTTTCTGGGTGAAATGTTATCCTCACACCAATGCTTAACCTCGTGTATGTTGTTTTTGTTGGATAATTTTATGCTGGCTTTGTTTGGTGTTACTGGTATTATCAATGGAGACCTAACTGTTTAGATTGGTTAGTACACCTCTTGCACTAAAGAAGCGTTCAGCTAAGTCCTGCGCTTGCCTGCCAATGCTGGGCAAGCTGGTGTGATAATTGTCCATGTGCTGAATAATCTCCATACACAGGCTACGACGATATACAGTATACGCCTCCCAGCTTTCAGTCCATTCACTGGGATACTTGAAAGCGCCCCAGTACATTTCTGTATAGCTGAGTCTGTCTGGCACCATGGGAATTGCATCAACCACTGCACCCTCATAGCAACTGATACCCAGTGTCTCCTGCAAGTTGGCACTGAACACCATCTTTGCTTGACCTAACAGTGTATGATACTCATGCTTGGTTAACTGTTGGTCTTGACATACTACAAATTCATATTGTGGCAGAGATATTGCCAAGTCTCGGAATATTTCAACTTGCTTCTCTGGTGCAATTCTGTGAGGGAACAAGATCAGGTCACGCTTGGGCATACCCTTGTAGTCAGCCAGTGTATCCTGTGTGTATTCCATGGGCCAACCAGTGCGTACAATCTTGCCGCTATCATATCGCTCTTGCCAGTCTTGATGCCACCAGGGATTCTCACTTGTGTAGCCATCATTGAGCAATTGTTTCATAAACAAGTGAACGTGAAATTCTGTGGCAAAGTAGTTGTGATCAAATGCATGGTAGAAACTTTTCTCAGCATGTCTGACCCAGGGCTTCTTACCAACCAATCTACCCAAGAAATCTTGTGGGTCATAACTGCCGGCATGCCATAAGCCATGTGTAATTACTGGGATACCCAACAACTCACTCATATACTTCAAGTTTATGATACCAGGATGCCAAGCATCAGTAAACAAGAAATGATCACCAGGCTTGACCGTTCCCTCACAAAACAGTCTGCTCATTTGTTCAACTTGACTGGCCTTGTATATGTTGGTGCCGCCAAAGTTAAGGAAAGCACCAGGAGTAGTGGCAGTGGGTATATCAGTGGGACCAGATATAACATGAACCGCGTGTCCATTATCCTTGAGCAATTTCGGCACATGGCTTTTCCATTCGCCTGTGTATCGGCTGTCAACTGCCTCTAGATCAACTAAGAATATTGTCATTGATTGTTATCCAACAGTTGTGTTGCGCAATTCCATATACGCCTCAATTGATTTGATCAGTTCTAATAAACTGGGTTCTGGATTGTACATTGCACGTTTTCTAAGATAGGGTAACGACTGCTCCAGTAGCTGTGCAGTTAGTTCTAGTTCTCTCATCTGGGGTTTCCTTTTAAAATTTCAGTCAAGTGCTCCTGCTGTGTACGCCATCTGGCTTCAACTACCGGTTCACTGGGAATGCCAAACCATGTGGTGCTGCCACGATATGCCTTGGTGAGCCAAATAATTTTGTTAGTCACATCTGATCTAACTGGTAACCAACAAAAGGTCAATTTCCAATATGCTCTAGCATAAAATTCCTTGTCTTTGGTCATCTCAATCCAATCGTAGGACCAATTGGTGCCCATCATGTGCCCCAGTGGTTTTTGAACAGTGGCACCTGAAGTCTATCACTGTAACGCCAGCCTTTTTGCATTGCCAATTCTGCCACCTTACGATTGTTCAAACAGTATACGCTTTCTACTCCACCAACAGGCATCAAGTACACATATCCCTTGAATCCTGCCGCACGATATTCTGCTACTGCCAGTTCTGCTTCTTCAACGTCTGCTTGATTGGCCACTACGAATTTAAGATAGGTGTTACCAAACCATTCGTACATGTCAACTATCCCTGGTACGATAGCATCAGACCAGGCCTCACCCGACACTGACAGCTTGGGAGAAACTGAAAATGTAAGATTGTTTTTTCTAGTTGATGTCCAATTTCTGTACAAGTATTTTCTAAAGTCCTCAGATAATTCTTGAGTGCCATTTGTTTCAAATGTAAGTTCAGCCAGATTCTTCATCTTATCATGGTTCAACAAGTCAGGATAACTGCGCTGCCAACCCAACAAAGGCTCACCACCTGTGATAACTAGATGTTCATCACGCCATTCTTTATGTGGCAACATGTCTATAATACGCTCTGCAATAGCATCTGATTCAACCACAGGACTCAAATCTTTGAATCGTGGATCCCAGCTGGCATAACTATCACAGCCAGTTGATACCAGTGGTAACGAATTGTATGACGTATAGTTCTCTGGAGTGATGTACACTGCCTCTGTGCTCTTTTCACCTTTGGGCATACCAAAACCACTACAAGTAAAGTTACAACCAAATGTGCGAAGGAACACACTGGGAACTCCCATGTATCTGCCCTCACCCTGAATACTATAGAACAGTTCTGCTACTTTAATTTTACTCATTTTTTGTTTTTCCTTTAAGACCTTTATTCCAAGGTATTTTTCCTTTGCTAGATGCACTAATTTTTTTCTTAGTATCGTCTGAAAGTGGCTTTCTTTTCCCTTTCCTAGATTCACTCATTTTTTTCTTAGTTTCTTCAGAGTGTTTCCATCCTAACCTACTAAATTTTTCTTTTTGATATTCAGTTAATCTTTTACCACAATGTGCTTCACTGATTTTTCTGTTGTGTTCTTCTGAGTTAGGTTTTCCTTTCCTAAACACACTCATTTTTTGTTTAGCCTCTTCAGTATGGTTTTTACCACGCATTGACCCACCGTGTTCTTTTATATGAAGAACTATTTTTTCTCGTTGTTCTTCGGTCCATTTGTGCCCGGACTTTCCTTTCCTAGCTAGACTTGAATTTTTTCTATGTTCTTCGGTTTGTTTCCTGCCTTTCATAGCGATGCTCATTTTTTTCCGTTGCTGCTCGGAAGGAACTCTTCCGGTCATTGCCTCTGCTTGTATTTTCACGACTTCAGGTTTAATTTTTTCGTATACTCTGCTTGTTATAGCTGTGGAATATCTTTTTTGATTATCATGATTTATTGCTTTCATAAAACTTAATGCTCTATACATCTTGCTACGAAATACACCAAATGGAAGCATTTTCACTAGCAACCAATGGCATATAAAATGTTCTCTTGCAGTAAGTTTTACGATATTTATTTTCTTATTGCTACCACCAAAACTTCTAGGAAAAATATGATGTTTTTCATAATAAGTGTCTTCCGGTAATGATCTTGTTTGGGCGCGAACAACAAGTTGTTCATACCATCTACTATACTTACTTTCAGTGAAATCCTGAATACTATAGAACAGTTCTGCTACTTTAATTTTACTCATCTCCGCACCAACTTTCCCAAGGAAATACAATCCAACCTGGATCGTTTACTTCATTAACTTCTGTACCTGAATATCTGACATTGATTTCGCTCTTGCTTGATTCTTTGTTGTACAGTGTTGCCACTCTCACATTGCTGTCCCATACCACATTCCATGCATGGTGTTGAGGGAAACAACTGGATTGCCAATCCATTTTGATCCAATTGAGTGTGGCACCTGTGTCATTGATATCGTCAACAATCAGGATATTTTTCTTGCAGCTGGGATCAACAGTGGTTCCAGAATCACCTCGTTGATCAAATGGTATATACCCAATTGCATTTTCTGCCATCCAACAATTGCTCTCGCACTCAGAGTCATCTCGCAAACTCACTTTCAATGTTTGCATTTTACAGTTAAACCAGTTGCTTAGCAACACGGCTGGTACAAGTCCACCTCGTGTAATACCCACTATGTAATCGGGTACCCATTGATCTCGGCTGATCTGCTTGGCTATGTTTAAACAAAGCATTTCAACCTCTCCATAATTAACGTATGTTTTCTTCATGTTATCTTTCATAGCTTGCTGAGTTACCAGCATGTTCAAATACTTCCACTGACCGTAGCTTGACTCCAGAACCAACTGGGTAACGTGCTTCAAACACACGACCATCTGGATGAGTCCAACCACGAGATTGTTGGTATGCAGTTAAGATTTCGCTCATTGTACGATATGCTAATTCAGCAAACATCTCACAGCCAACAGCTTCAACTAAACGTAAATCTAATACGCCGCCTTCTGCTTGTTTACCCAACTTGGCCAGTTCTTTAAACTTTGGCAAGTGAGGATCGTCCAGTGCAATAACTGTGGTATGATCAAACTGCCATTCACTCCACTCTTTAAACGCCTTGAGGCCACCAAAGTCCATGACCCAATTGCGATCATCTAAGGTTTCGCTTTCAAATACAAGTTTGATACCAATTGAGTATCCATGCAGCAGTGAACAGTGGCTGTGTGAGCTACGCCATTGTCTAAAGCAGCATGATAAGCCGCGGTCGTTACCGTATGTTTTTGTTGATAGATATGTTGCCATTTTATTGCTCCTATGTGTAATTATAACATAGGCTGTAGAATTTGTAAAGCGGGATAAAGCCCAGAAAGGCCGCTGTGTTGCTATTTGTTTAATGTACTGGTAATGTGTGCTTCTGCCACACGCTTGCGCAGGCTGCTGCTACTGAAACTGTGGTCACGCCCATTATAGATAATTTCAATGTTGCGTTTATTGCAAATATCCTTGCCAGTGAAGTCCTGATTTTTATACTCTACACCCAAAATCCTAACGTCAACTGGCAATATCAACAGTAGGTCTTCCACATCCTTTTCAGTTTGGTAGACCACAATCTCATCTACAAAACGGGTAGCACTCAATTGTATTTGTCGTTCAACTATACTTTGGATTGGTTTGTTTTTGGTATCTGGTCTATCTATGGTGGCATCGGTTTGCAATGCTGCAATTAGATAATCACAGTGATTCTTGGCTTCACTCAACATGGCGATATGTCCTGCATGTAAGATATCAAATTGACTAAACACGATACCAATACGTTTACCCTCTTGCTTGAGTTCTTTTATCTTGTTGAATATCATACCATTTCCTCTACCACGCCGAAAATCTCTGCGGCGATAAGAAACACACCAGCAAGTATAATGCTCTGTGGCCAAACAAGAGCGATGCCAGCCGCAATTCTAATAGCACTCTTGATAAGACTCACATAAAAGTGTCCCCGGCTGGTATCTTTGGGTTGTATCTCTATCGTGTCATTCATCATTTTTCTTACCTCGTGGGCAATCGCACGGCTGTCTGCCCTGCATGCAAGTACCAGTGCAACCTGGAGTGCTATTCATATATAGCAGCGCCGTATTGATCACCAGGCCAACTGCAATTACACACATGATTACTATTAGCATTTTGTATTGCCTCTGGCAATCTGATAGAACTCTGCTCTGACTGCAGGATCAGATTTAAATCCACCACCCAATCGGCTGGTTACAGTAGAACTGCCAGTATCTTCTACACCACGTGATTTAACGCAATAGTGCTGTGCCTCAATCATGACCGCTACATCATCTGTTTCCAAGATGAAACACAGTGCATGAAATACTTGCTCAGTTAACCGTTCTTGAATCTGTGGACGCTTTGAGAAATACTCTACAATACGATTGATCTTGCTGAGTCCCAGTACCTTTTGTTTGGGTACATAGGCCACAGTGGCCAAGCCATCGATGATAACAAAGTGATGCTCACAATTGCTTTGTACGTTGACATTGCGTTCAACTACCATTTCATTGTAGTGCATTTTGTTATCTACTGCAGTGCATTTGGGGAATGCTTCATAATCAAGACCCCAAAAAATTTCATTGCAATACATTTTAGCAACACGCTTTGGTGTATCCATAAGACTATCATCACTTAGGTCTAACCCTAATGTTTCCATAATACCTTTGAAGTGCTTTTCAATGATATCAATCTTTTCTTTACGGTCAATAATACTAGAAATAGTTGGAGTTTCAACTCCCATTTTAACTAGATATTCGTGAACCGCTTGACCCAATACAGGATCTGTTTTTGTTTTATTGTATGACATATGAACCTTCCTTTGTGATGGTTTGTTTTTGATTTGTGTAACCGTTGTGTTACATCTTTATTTAGCATTTGCGGCAGAAGTTGTTTTAAAACTTCTGCCTGGTTCATATTAGTTACTGAAGTATTTGTTTAGTGCTTCCAGCTTGTCCATATACTCTGCAATGTAAGCTATCTCTTTTTCAATAGCATCCATGATATCACTGTGTTCGTGAATTGCAGTGGGGTTACTTAACATTACCTCTACGTTAATACGATGTTTATCTACATGCGCCTGGTAGTGGGCGCGGCTTGCGTCAATCAGTTGTGTTCTCATAGTTTCCTCTAAGTTAGTTATTCTCAGGAAGGACGACGATCATCAGCCCAGCAGTTTTTGGGATACTTGCCCGACTTGAGTTTGTCGTACTGACGATATGCAAACTGTCGCATATCATACAAATGTGCCTCATCAAATTTATACCCATAGTCCACACAGAACTCCAAGTATTTTTCCAAGTCATCAAAAATCTGTTTGACTTTGGGATTGTGTTTGATAATAACTTTTGCCATTTTGTTTCCTTAAATTTTTATTTGATTAATAGGTTTTAGTACATTGTAATAGATCGTGGCGCCATTCTCACCATCTTCGCTTATGGTAATCTCAACATCACGTTCTGGGTAACGACCGGCGATTTGTTCGTATAAATCGTCGGCAATCATTTCGCAGCTCTTGAAGTTCAATTCTAACACACCTGTGTATAAACTGTCAAGCCAGCGTTTGACCTGAATAAATTCAATATCCCGATCATTATGGAATACCTGAATGGCCACGTTGAAATGGAACATGTGCCTATGTGGGTTAGCCAAAAAACTCACATCATATTGGTCATTGGTTTTTAGATTGGGATCAGTTGCTGCCGCAGGATAACAATGGATACCTTCACGTTGGAAGGTAACAAAGATCATGCGTCTGGCATCTTGCCTGATTCTATTTCTGGTTTCTTGTAGTGCGTGTTGCCTTTGGTCCACGTTATTCTCCGAGGTCAACGGTATCATGATCATGATCCCATTGTAGTTTGGTTAAACGATTAATCTCGTCCTTGAGAGCCAATCTTTGCTTTTTCAGTGATGCAGTATTTTCCACAGCAGTGTGTGGATGGTTGCGTTCAATGTCATCAATTTGTTTGTTTAGTACTTTGTGCATTTCTTCTAGGTGTTTAATCTTGGTTTTATACATTTAGTCCTCCAAATTACGTTGCATAAGTTCAGTTTCGTCATTCGCCCATGTTTCATCTATTCCCATTGAGGGAATATCCAGTACAGCATTTACCTTTACTACCCCTTCACGGAACAATTTGTTATATTGTGTCAATGAATTTGTTGCCTTCTTGCCGCTAAATCCCTGACTGCCACTTTTGAATTGAACCCAGAACCAATTGTATTCTTCAATCTTGGCAAGACTGGCTGCTCTGTCTTTGAGACTGAAGATTTCTTCAGCCACCTCACTAAACCTGACTCTGCTGAATTTCTCATGCATTAGCATACCAGGAGTTACTCCTGCATCGTATTGTCTGTTGGCCTCTTGCACTGCCACCAAGTGTTGATGCACATTGTGTCCTTGTAGCAGTGTGTAACTGAGTGTATCCCAACTGGTCTTAGTTTCTTTACCATGATTGCCCAAGAATCCTTGCCCACGATAACACATGTCCTTAAGCAACAGTTTATCAGTTACTGGACTATCTGTGAAGTCTGTATGGATACCGTCAGCCAATACCGCATCTCTGAATTTACGTGTATCAGTAGAGTAGGATTTTTTCTCAGCAGTTTTCTCCATGGTATAAGTCCACTTCTTACCATGTTCAATGTAAGTGTTGTTATACGCCAGTCCTTTGGCAGCAGCAAAGAATGGGCTTGCACAGTCAAAGCTAATGGTAAGCTGTGGATTATGATGCTTGCGAATTGCTCGTTGTACATCACTGAACAACAATGCCCATTCTAATATACTGGTTCCCAAACAGTGAATCCAATCATGCACGCCTTCTTTTAGTAGGCCATCGTGTATGATATTGACCACACGCTTGAGAAAGAGGCTGACATCAACTTTAGTTTGACCTCCCATTGCCCAACCGTTGAAATGATTATCGGGATATTTTACAGGATCACAATAGTCTTTCATCTCAGCATACCAATCATCGCTCTGTTGATGATTACGACCTTGTAGCACGTTTAAGAATTTACATTTACCACTACGATTCTCAATAAAATATTTGTTATTGATATGTGTAGCTTTAACTGCATCTTCAATCGTTTTGATACCATGCAGCGAAACACCTGAACCGGGTATAATTACACCCTTGGCATCTTTCTTCAGAGTTTTGGGATCTTGTAAGTGATGGGTAATAAGTGACTGCGATGGAATATCAAGTACCATACCATAGTCCATATAAGTATCCATCCAAGCCAATACTTGTTTACGCTTTTTCATTGCACGTGGGCAATTGGGATCCTTCCAATCTGCAGGCCATTGACCTTTTAAGATTTGGAATCCACCACTGTCACCCAACATGAATGTACCCTTTTCACGTTCATGCACGATGCTTTCGCCATTGCCCTGTTTCTTGGGATCAAGTTCAGCGTGACCTGCACTGTACAGTGCCCACTTGTAGGGGAACAATGCTTGTTGACTGTTCAGGAAGTTCATTGCTTCCAAGTCAGGGATACCCTGTGGTATTCTGGCAGCAGGAAAATAGTTTTCACCTTTTCGTTGTTTGCCCAATCCAGTGATATAGAATGTACTGAGTGCAGGCAAGAATAGTGCCCAATCGGGTTTTTGTTTACTTGTTAAATCATCTTGTTCTATCATGTAGTCTCTTGTTTTACCAATGCCATAATAATATCCAATTGCTCCTTAGCATCCTTGACTGCAGGATACTGCTCTGCGAGTGCAAGAATACGTTTTTCTTCTTCCATCTTTCTAGCAGCCCATTGCATGATATCACTACCATGCAATGACATTTCCAGCGTGACATAATTGTTAGTAAAGGGCATCCAATTGCCACCATCAAATACATCAAGACTTTGATTGGTAGCATTAAATCTCACCATGCCAGCACCGCTACCATTGTTGCCTATGTAGGGTGCGCTGGTACCTCCTGTCACTGCTAGATATGGGCTGCTACAATTGATGTTTTTGATCATTTTGATTGAGCAGGAATCAAGTAACGATACACTGCCAAACCACTGTCAACTGTAATCTCAGCTACACCTTGATCACTGATCTTCATGGTCTTGTCACCACTCAGACTCAAGATGTTGATAACTTGTGCAACTGGCCACTGCCATGCTCTGGTCATGCTGCCACCAACTCCAGCGTGAAACACAAAATTACCACTGTGTGTTGCTGGGTCACCAAAGTAGACCTTTAAGTCATTGTTTTCAATTTTAGTAGTAAACTGTGGTTCTTCACTGTTGGCCTGTGCCTGCTTTTTCAAACGCAAGATACTGGCTACACTGGGATTGAACTCACAATGCCACACTGCTCCTTTGAAGGTGACATCCTTAATTTTACCACTGACAACCATTTCACTCATCAAGCGATAGTCATTGACAAAATCGCCCGTGCTTGTTTCAAAGTGAATTGACTCAGGAACTAGTCCAGCACCCTTGTCAGCACGTTTAACCGTGATAAGGGAAGTTTCATCGTAGTCATCAAAACTAAGAATAGTTTTAAGTTTGCCCAAGTTAGGCATACCAAACACGCCAATGAAATCTGCAATAGGACTGTTGAATTGTCCTTCAATTACTACAGTGTTGCCTTCAGTGACTGCATTGATCTTGGATTCAACATCAGTGCCAGTAATCTTGATCACATCCATGTTACCAACAGTAACTGTATGCTCAATCAAATCTAATAAATAATCTTTCAAAATATTCTCCTTGTGTTAATATATTTAGGTAAGTGTTACACGTATTATAATGGATTTTTTTGCGGAATGCAATAGCAATTTAACCAAATGTAAACAATGAATCAAATGTTGAATTCACATCAGTGCTATCACGCAAGTCCCAATTTAATACTCCCAGTAGATTGTCTATCTTTTCATCTACCAATGTTTTTTCCATCTCATTATCATCAAACGGTAACTCACAAAACCACTTGGGTAATCTGAGTTCGTCTGTTGGGTAAGCTACGCTGGTAAAGCCCAAGGGATTGGGTTTCAATTTGCATACGATAATTTTCATACCATCTACGATTGTTTGGCTATAGTTATCACCATTTATCCTACGCAAGTAATTCCAATTCAATGCTGCACGAACGTGTCCAGGCATATTGGCTCTGCCAGTTTTACTGGACTGCTCTTTCTCATTGTACATGGTCAACTTGTTTACTGACTTGGGACTACCCTTGGTCCAACTTGATTGCTTGCCCAAGATGATCTTGAAGTCCTTGATCAGAGCAATTACAGTTTCACGATCTCCGCCACCCAATACACATTCCAATACACTCATCAGAAACTCTTGTACATATTTGGGTGTGTCAGCACGTTTTAAATCCAAACCCATGGCTTTAATTTCACCCATCTTGCCATTGACATCTTTACGCTTGCCCTCTTTGTCATAGATATTGACTGCATAGCGCTTTTTGGTAATGAATATGCTGCGGTCAGCAACCAATTCTCTACCTGCACGAATGATGGATCCCTTGTTTCTGGGACAATGAAATGCTCGTTCCATAAAGCCAGGAAAGCTTTCATTGATTTGGTCAGCTATGCCATCATACAGTTGCACTGCAATATCTTTGTTCCAGTCCATGACACCAGCGGCAATTTCATCCTTTAGTGTGGGATAGGCGCTGAAGTATGCACTGTCAGTGTCTCCATATACAATAGAACTGCCCTCATGATTGTATACACCCTCTATACATTCATTGATACAGCCCATCATGTGCTTGACAATTTGTCTGCCACTGAGAGTTACACTCTGACCAATACGTTTGTCATAGAATCGGCAATGTTCATTCAACAGTGCGCCATATGCACTGTTAAGCAGAATCTTACGAACCAGCTGACGTTTATCCCAGTACTCTTTGTCCTCGTCAGTGGTTGATTCTTTTAGTTTCTTCTGCATTACTTTTCGGTCACTGTACCATCTGCTCAACAGGCCTGGGATCACTCCCTCTTGCTCGTTGGTAAAGATAGTGCCATTGGCACTGAGCATATAGGGCTTGTGACTGTCAAATATCATCTTCCAAGCTTCGGCAGCACTCATTTCTACTTCTCTACCATCTTCGTAGTCAACAGTTACCATGGTACCACGTTCTTGGTTCATGATGGCAGTGTATTCCAGACTGCCAAACAAACCTTCCCACAACACGCTGCCAGTGACACCATCATCACCCTCTTTGTGTCTTTTCTTCTCACTGGCCAATCGCATGCTCTTGTCATGCATGTACTGATTGGTTATTGTTTGTCTAACTTGCCCAACGATAGTCTCCGGTGCCATGTTAAGAGCGCGGATTGCTGAGGGGTAAAGTGAATTAATGTCAACTGCCGCGACATACTCGTGCATGCCCCTTTTGGGAGTAGCAACATAGGCACCTGCTGCCTGTTGTTCTTCATGGTTATCCTTTCGTTTTTTATCGGGTACAACCAAACCACGTTCATGTGACTCGTTGTAAATAGCTTGTTCAATCATGGCAACTGAACCCATGACAGTGGGAATCAGTACTGTATTTTCATGCGCCAGCGCATTGGCCAGTTCCAAGAATTTCAGTTTGTTGTGAATCTTAAACACCAGCATAGTATCTTGTCGGTTGTACTCAATGAACTTTTTAAAGTCCTTGTTGTACAATTGATCCAGTGTACCTTCATACTGTGTTTTGTTCTCCCCAACTTCCATCTCACCAATTGCATCAAGCTTATAACTGTGTCTGGATTCATAGTTATATTTTTTGTACAGTTGCAAGTAATCCATATGAATGCGACCCACAAGATCATAGGTTTGTTCTTCCTTACCAAACCTTTCATACGTTCTGGGCTTTGGGAGTTGGCCCAGCAGGCAAAACTTGCGTGTGTCATTTTTACTCATTACTCGGGTAACACGATTTACCATATAGGGTATGTCATAGCCCTCTGAGTTCCAACCAGTGAGCACATCTGCATCTTCAATCAATTGAAAGAATGTTTCAAACATATCTGTTTCGTTGGTGAATAGCAGTGTGTTATCAAACTCAGCAACTGTCTCGGCTGCTGTGTCGGCACTCATGTGTTTGGGTGCAATCACCAGTGTGATCAATTGATCCATCCAATCCAAGTATACTGAAATTGCAGTAACAGGATTAAATGGATCACTGGTTGGACTGAATCCTTTTACTGGATCAAAGTCAACTTCAATGTCAAAGAAACATGTGTGAAGTTTAGGAGGTTCTACTTTTAAGTAGTGGTCGCTTAGGCAGCGAAACACCACGTTGATGTCACTCTCAAACAATTTCTTGCCGGAATGAATTCTTCGTTCTTTTTCAAACTCACTACGCTTGCGTGTACTGAATCTGCTTACACTATCTCCATAGAGACTGCGGTACTTGCCCTTGCGATCCTCAAAATACAGCACATAGTTGGCTGGATATTCTTTGAACTCACGATTTCCCTGAGGACTGCGTTCTACAACAACGATGTTGTCCTCGTCGCGGTTGTGTATCGCATCTACATAACTCATTAAAGAGTTTTTCCCACAGTAATCAGGATGTTTTCCAACAACTCTTGCTCTTGTTGTGTTTTACCCAGTTCCATCTTATGGGCAACTCTGATGGCTTTTTTGAGTACGCTGGGTTTGAGTTCCATTTCTTCGGCCACTGCTTTGATGGTGTCGCTTAGGCCACCATTGAGAGTTTCAACCTCCATCATGATCTGCATACCCTCATTGATCAATTGGGTTAATTTGAGCTTTTGATCGCTTGTGAACATTCTAGAATCTTCCATACTATTTCCTTTGTAAAATATCATTATACACTAAAATTTACTGCTTTGCAATTGTTTGTTTGTCCAATACCATTTTTTTAATAAGTTTGGGCAAACCCGGATTGACTGCGAGTGCATGTGGCATCAGTTGGTGTCTGATATAATTTCGCATGTACTTGGTGTCAGTGTTGCTGGTATCTTCCATCCAAACCAAATCATGGCGCTGGCACCAATCAATAAATTGGCTTTTTGGAGTAGAGAGAAATGGACGCAGTACATTGTTTCGTACACTGGGGATAACTTTGGCAGTTCCGTGCAGTGCAGAAAAAATATAAGTTTCAATGCAGTCATCCAGGTTGTGCCCGGTGACTACAGTTTGGAACTGGTCTAAGAATCGATAACGCATGTTGCGCCAATGCTCCTCGCTGCTGACTTTGCCGGGTTTTTCTTCGTTGTTATATCCAACAGTCAGGGGCAAGTTTCTATCTTCACACCATTGTTTTACAAATGAGTGTGCCCGTTCACTGTTCTGGGTTCCGTGATGAAAGAAGGCACAAGTGACCTCGTGCTTTCGGCTCAAGAAATCAGTGATTGCTACGCTGTCCACACCACCGCTTAGAGCAACAGTGAGTGTTTTGGGTAACGGGTATAATAGTTTAAGCATTCATGCATTATAGCACAAGATGCTCTTTGTGTCAACTATTTTTTCAGCATATTTTTGATAAGTTGAACTATTTTGGGCTGTTGACTGTCAGCCATCATCTTGATAGCCAACAGCTTGTCCTCATAGCTATTGGATTGCAGTAAATCTGTTGGGATAGTCAATTTCTTTTTGCTGGGCTTTAGCTTGTCCAGCTGCTTTTTCATATCATCATCCATTGTTGTTACCTTTGTTATTATTATTATTATTTTGAATCAACAATGCTTATATGTATAAACACGGTATGTTCTTATGTTACTTTGTTTCGTTCAAAGCTACGCCACATGTTTTTACCAGCTGAGGTCTGGGTAGTACTGGGTTTGATATCGTTGCCTAACTCTCTGACAAACTTATACACTTCTGTTGCGACTCCTTTCTTTTGGTGGCTGTACTGTACATTCACATTGCCACCGATTATATAAGGATCTTTTTTAATACCCACTCTGAACCCAAACATGTTTCGTCTTTCTGGGTCATAATCTATAATCACGAATCTGAAATTGCCAATTTTATTGCCTTTATCATCCGTTGCAGTTACCATGAACTGGTGAGGCTGACTGGTATCCATGCCATGCGCAACCAAAGTCAATGGACCAATTCCTGGAACCTCAATCTTTTTTTCACTGTGGAAATCCTTTAAGGCCAACTTGGGATTTATTACTTCAGTTACAAATTCGTTAGCTCTCATGTTACTGGTACCACCGTGAATTCGCCTTCGTCACCTTGCCTGTTTTGTCTTAGCCAGTTAATTGCATAATGATTGGCCTGTCCTTGATCACTGCGATATACAAAACTGTATACTGCACGACCATCTTGATCTAATATAAACCAACGAGTGTTACCTGGTGGTAGACTGCCGGTCTCTTGTGCCGGTCGCTGTGGTGCTGCCGCCCGTACATTAAACTCTCTTGGGTCCAGTCCCGGTGGCATCATGCTGGCGCGCCATCTTTGCAACATATCGTATGCTTCTTGGGTATTACTAACTCTGAATCTATAAACTGAATTGCCTGATCTGACTGCATAAACTTCGTAGTTACCATTGAAATCAACTGGAGGTAGTTGCCCTTGACTGACACCAGTTAGTTCTTTGTGCAGTGAATCAATTTGTTCTTTTTCTTGTTTGCCTGCCTTGCGTTTTTCTTGTGCGTTTTTAACAAATGCTTTCAATGCAGCTGCCGGCAGCTCGCCAGCTGAGAATTCAGCAAAGAATTTTATAGTGTCACTGTTGTCACCTTGATCCAGAGTCTTGTACAGTTTCTTCATATACTCTTGACGATGCAGTTCGGGCTTCATGGCAATGTCCAAGGACACCACAAAACGCAGCAGGGTATTTTTAAGTTTGTCCGGATCAGCGGCGTACTCGCCCAGCCAATCACCGCCGGGACTGCGAAACTCTATGTAGCCTGTCTTGGTATTGATGCTGGTATACTTGCTGGTTTGTCCAGTGTGTACAATCTTGCTGGCCATGGCACTCAAGTTGCCCTGCATCTGGCGCAACATGGTCTGCACCTTGTCAGGATTGGTTTTGGCTATCTGTTGTATCTGAGCCATGGCGCTTTTACAATAGGTGTTGCCTGCACGACCAAATTGGTCCAGTACATATTCATCACCCAAGAATATGGCCAGTTTGACATAATCCAGGCGATCCTGGTCAAAGTTGGGTACACTCACATTCATGTGCAAGCCAGTGCTGTCGTTGGTGTAGCCGCCAATGCGACTGGCCCATTTGGCAACTTTGTCTAGGTCACTCAACATTTCATCTAAAGGTAGTGGTGGACTGACGAACTCAAGGCCACCATCATCCGGATCATCAGGCTCAAGACTGCTGTCAGGTTCTACCACATACTTGCCGGCTTCTCTGGTACCGCCATGATAATTTGAACTGGCATTGACCGGGCGTCCAATGGCATCACGAAAGTCAGCAGCCACATCATCAATGCTGACCGTGCCACCTGAGGGTGCGTCCTGATAGGTCCAGTAAGGCCAGTCCAAGTTGTACTGGTTACCAAAGTCGGACATGGTGCCAATGTCATTGTATGTTAAAAAATTATCAAAATAATCTTCTTCTTGATAAAACTCGTCACGGAATTCGTCCATGGCTCTTTCATAGTCCGAACCCTCCTCGTCTATTTCAGCTTGCACTCTGGCATCAAACTCATCGTCGCTTTCATCATCTTGTTGAGCCATTTGTTCACGAACCAATTCATCCAGTCTATTAGAGTTGTTGCTAAGGTATTGATCAAATTGTGTATCTTGATACTCTGTGTAATTGTCACCCAATGAGTCAAGCGCACTTTGAATAGTAGCGGTGCTGTTATTCATGTCGCCACCTCTAAAGAAGCTAATCACCTCTTGGCGCCAACCACGACCAGTGGGGAAACTCTCGTCCATATCATAGTCTGGCTCGCTCTCCATTTCGTAGTCTTCATCACCGTCGGCTGCACCTGGAATGATCATTTCAAATTCCATGCCTGCTTGGGCATTTATCTTAGACGCCATTTGTTTTAGACTGGTTGGACTCATGCTAACTTCATCCAACATCTGATCTTCGTTTACAAATTCATGTGCTCTCATATTATTCCTTGCTTTCTTCTACAGCTGGATTGTAGGTCTTAAATAAATTAGGAACATACAATCTGCTACTTGATTTTTTCTCTGCTTCTTTTAGTGTTGCACCAAAAATATCCATGGGCATCAGCCGTTCTTCATTCTCTCGAAGTTGCTTGCCATTTACAGTTTCACTGATAATGATTTCACTCGGGCCCGGCTTGCCAGTGGTTTGTGCATGCGACCATTCACTGTAAAGAGACTTGGGGTCAATTCTGTGTCCACTGCCATCAGTGATCTTAAATCCCTGAGGTCTATTGATTTGCCCAATGATCCACTTAATTCCATCTGATGTTAATTTATCCATGGCAGCAAGTGTTATTTTTTGTTTTTTGACAGTCACCAGATATTGAAATAGATTATATATCAATCCACTGTTTGATGAGAAGTTTTTCATTCCCAGTAACCGATCATTGGCCAGATACACCAATGCGTCTATTTTTGAACCACTGGCAAAAAAATAAATTCTATTTGGACCAGAAGTGAATAAGAAAACTTTTCTTGATCCAATGGTGCCGTCGGCTGTTGCTGCATCAATTATCTGTGCGTCTGATAGATTAAGATCACCCAATGATGATGAGAAATCAATCTCATCAACTATTTGGGTTGGCCCTTCTGCTACCGCTTGTTCATCTAATTGGTGCAGTCGCTCTACTTGTTTTACTTTTACTCCAGGCAAACTGTCGCCCCATTTTCGTATGAAGTAATTTTTAAAATCATCCAGTTCTGCGTTTGCACTGGCACGAATCTTGTACTCTTGCCCATTGGTCAAGTCTACTCTCCACAGATAGTAGTTTGATCTTTGTGATTGAGCCGGCTGAGCACTTACAAAGTGAAATACCCCAGGTGGTGCGGCTTCAATTACAAATTCTATGGCTCTCATTTTCTCAATCCAAGTGCAGCCAAATAGCTTTTAAATTTATCATGACGGTCGGCTAAGCCATTCATGTTGGGGTTGATTGGTTTAGTTACTTGTCTGGTGTCGCTGAAGTTGTCAACGTTGGGTCGTACTCTGGTATTCCAATACCACAGTGCAATTTTGGCAGCTATCATGGGCTTGCTGGCCAACTCAGGATTTTGTTCCAGTGGCAGATTCAATGCCTCACCTGCTTTACGATAATTTTCGCGCCCAGTGATCTGTATAAAGCCTCTGCCCTTGAAACGCTCACCATCGCCACGGTATATGTTACCCAAGTCGCGTCTGCCTTCATATGATTTGCCGCTGCTGTATTCATGCATGCTGCTGAAGTTGGCTGACTCATGTGCGCACTGACTCATAAATGCTGCCAGTTCATGTCCACGCATGCCAGTGTTGACTGCTACTGAGTGTAGCACAGTTTCTAAATTAGAATCAGTTACAGGTTGATAGACTTGTGCAGCTTTTTTTTGTAACGGCTGTCTTGCATTGGCCAACTTGTCGCCCTGGGTGCGCAGGTCTTTTAGTATGTAGTCTAAATTGCTTTTACTTGCTGCAGGAGTTTTGGCTTTGGCAGTCTGCTGTGCTGCAACATCACGGTCTTTGAGATAGCGTTGCATCACTGACCAATCGGTGGTATCAGCGGCTGCGGCTCCGCCACCCAGTGTTGCTGCTAGGGCTGCTGCGGCTGCTTTACTCTTGATACCTTCATCAACTACTTCACCATCATCGTCAACTCTATTGCTTGCATCTTCTGCCATCAACTTACTAATACGTGGCTTGAATAACTGTACATCACCCTTGTTAGTCTTTAACACAGGTTGGTTATGTTTGTCTTTGGTAAAGCCTTTAATCTCTGCGGGACTATTCTTAAATTTACCTTTAAGAATCCTGTCACCAACATTTAATTCAGGTGGTTGATAGGACCCAGCTTCAGTTACGAATTCATTAGCTCTCATGCTCGTTTTCTTAGTAGGAAAAAGGTACCCGCACCCTCTTGAGCATTCTCAAGGTCTCCATCAGCTGGATACTGATCGGGTGTTAACAATTCATATGCGCCTGACAATCTTTTAACCATGTGTTGATATAGTTTGGCGCGACTGGGTTCACTGGCACTGAACGAAATCCAAACTGGCTTTTCAGTTTTGATATATCTATTTATTGCATCTACTACTGTGGCAAATATCTGTGCTGCTGCACCTTTGCCAGTGATGTCCATGCTGCCACCTCTGTTAAAACTGATGTCAACAATTCCGTTTCTCATTGGAACAAAGTTTATATTAATAGTTCTGCCGTCATTGTCGTAGGCAGTGGCATACAATTCATCTTTAGATTTAACACCTTGGATACTTGGACCCGGCATTCTTTCCCACTCTAATGGTAAAGCAGTGCTTTGGTCAAACAGCTCGGTTAGTTCTTGGTTTTTAGTTGCACTTTGCTTTAAACGAGTTAATTCGTACACAACAAGAGTGCCAGTTTCTGCTCTAAATGCTCTATATCCTGCCGACTTAGCATAACGCTGAACTAATCGGTCATACAATTTGGATCTGCTTTGAGTACTTTGTCCTGGATCAACCTCTTTGCTTGCTGAAAATGTCAAACGCTTTGGTTGGTGTTCTTTGATGAATTGTTGTATGGCATTTAATACAGTCGCAAATATCCTTTGTGCATCACCCTCACCAGTAACTGCTTGGCTGTTACTTCTATAGAACTCAACCTGCCACTCATCACCTTCGTTATTGAACATGATGCTTAAATTTGAACCGTCTGGTAATTTGGCCAATACATCATAACTACCAGACTCACTTTTTTCAATATCCGTTGAATAGGGTTGGTCAAACGCTTCTACTATAAATTCTTTTGCTCTCATTTAATCTTGTCCCATTTATCTACTAGCATATTTTTAAGTGTAACTGTGTTTGGGATTTTATTTTTACGCATATAATCATTTATCTTGATTGCAGTTGGGTAATCAGTTGAATTAGGTTTACGAGCATTGCTCATGTCTACTCCCAAATTACTATCTGCTTCAGGATATCTGCTGCCATAATAGACTAAATCATAGCGAAGTTTTTCTGCACGAGGAGTCAAGTCTGCTTTATTATTTTTGTAAATTAATTCTAACCAAGGTTCAAGATACAGCGTGTGCGGTCTACTTGGAGTAAACCCTTTCTGCGGCTGACCTTTGAGTACAGGTGCAGCTTGCGCGATACCCAATGCGTTGCGAGTATCTTGCAGTCGCCAAGCTTTTTCATCAGTGTAAAGGTAAGCAGGTATTCCTGCTTTCTTAGCAAGTATTAATATTTGTCTGGTTTCAGGACTGCGTGTTTCACTTTGCTCTTTGAGTAGTACATGCACACCTCGTACACCACTAATTGGAATCGAGGGCTCTTTTGCGAACACACGGTCTTCTGATTCTCGTGTACGATCAGGACTATGTTGCCATGCGCGATCCCAATAATCAATTGGCTTAACTGGATAGCGTTGACTGAACCAATTGCCATCCAGCACAAACATTACTCCACCTGTTCCCACGTATCTGTGATAGTCTCCAACTCGGCTGCGAGTAGTGCTAAAGAAATACTGATAGCCCTTGGGAGCATACTGTTCTTCACTCCGGTTGCCCACTACACTGCTTAACTCAAATGCACCTGATTGCAGAATACGCAGAGCACTGGGTGTGCCGGTATAGTGATACAACACACTGGTTGCACCTTCGGTTACGATTTCTTCAGTGATGAATTCACTTGCTCTCATTGGAATATCTCAGGGTGCTTCTTGCCCCAAATTTTTATGTATTTACCAGCAACCATGTCAGCCAGCATTTCAATGGGACTACCAGGATAGCTGTCGCCATCTTTTATCATGCCCAATTGCATTTGTCGTTCGTGTGTTAGTTCGTGTATGACTGTTCTCAATATATCTACTAGACTTCTATTTTTAACATAGATCCATATACTATTACCATGATGAGAACCAGTATGGTGGTTTCCCTGCGCTTCCTCAGTGTCGTAACTGAGTGTAAACTTGGGGTAGGGTTTTTCAATGTTTAACAGATTGTAGCACCATTTGATACACTGTTGTATATGCTCAATCTTTTGTTCTTTGGATAGTGTAATGCTCTCAGACAGTTGGTGTTTTATCCAATCGTCGGGAGTTTCATCGTACTGGTCTACAAATAGATCATGTAATTTCTTGCCAGTAATGCCATGCTTGTCACTGATTGCTGTCATTAATTTATCTATGGTATCATAGTCGTGCTTGGGCAAATCAGGCAGCTGGTCAGCTAATTCTGATTGTGGGGATTCCGTAATAAATTCATTTGCTCTCATAGTATAGTATTTATGATACTTTAGCTAAACCCAATTTATCAAGCACCTTGATATAAGCCCAACCCATGTCAAATTCATACCATTTAATAGAGAATTTGGCACTGGCTGGCTGTAGATGGTGATTGTTATGCAGTTCTTCACCCCCAATTACAATGCCAACTGCACTTATGTTGGTGCTGTGGTCTCTGGATTCACCGTTGCGATAGCCCAGCCAGTGTGCCACACCGTTGATTACACCCGCAGCCCATATGGGGATCCAAAGCATTTGAATAGCCCATATCAACAGTCCCCAGCCATTGAACAGCACAACATCAATGACTAACATACAGGTAATGCCCAGTTTGCTGTGCAGTGTGTACAAGTTGTTCTCTATCCAGTCTGTGGGAGTTCTTTTACCATATTGCTCAACCATTTCTGCATCACTAGTGGCTTCATGATACAAGAATGCACCCTTTAGCAGCACAGTAAATATACCCCACACATGTGGACTGTGTGGATCACCTGGTTTATCTGAATACACATGATGTTTACGATGCACAGCCACCCATTGTTTTGTAACCATGCCTGTGGTCAACCATAGCCAAAATCGCATAAAGTGACTGACTGCTGGATGAAACTGAACCGCCATGTGTGCTTGGCTTCTGTGTAGGTATAGTGTAACGCACATGATGGTAATGTGTGTCATCACCAGTGTGTAGATGAGTTCTGTTGGCAAAATATTCTCTTTATAAAAGCTCACTTTTAAAATGCATCGGGGCACGACTCCCTATCATTTTAAGGCAGCAGCCGCCTATCACGGTCCTAAGCGTGAATTCTTTTGATTCTGTCTTTGATGAGGTCTACTACCTGTTTGTTCATTACGATTTCATAATGATTTTGAGCAATGTCTATGAGTTCCATATCTTGCCCATGATGTCGTTGACTGGATACGGTTACTACGCCGTCATTGTCTTGTAGGATCCAGGGGCTGGATCCTCTGGTAGTGACCACATTACACCAGGGATGACGTATATGCATTTGATCTGCCTGTCGCATAGCCCAACTGCTGGGCCCAATGTCTTTGAGCAGTCTGCTATAGGGCATGAAATACTTGGCCACATCTGCCACTTCGGCACCACCATAGGGAGTGCTCAGAGTAACTGCGCCCAATACCTGTTGAGGCATAGCGTTGGCCAAGTGCAGTGCATAGATACCACCCAAGCTGTGACAAATGAAGAATACGTTGTTATGATTTTCCAATTGGTACAACATGTTGGCCAGATTTTTCTGAAAGCCATTTCTGCTGTCATACTCAATCACCATGTCATTGCCACCAATATGTTCTCTGATATAGTTGAAGCTTTCGCTGGTGGCGCTGGCGCCATGTATATACACTAACAGCATATTAATGCGGGCTATATGGATTCAGTGGTCTATCTGACTCTTGTTCCTGCGGAGGATAAACTGGATAATCGTTTGGTCCCATTATTCTCTTTCCTTCTTTAGTACACTGCGCAGCATCCAGCCATGCTTACCATGAGCATCAATGCGTTCAGCTATGAAGTTGGCAATGCCCTGATTTGTTTCGTTGGCTATGGGGAAGATTTCATTCAACAGCATGAGCATCTTGCTGTTATCTTCGTATAGCTCAGCGATCATCAACTGTGCTCTGGGGATTTTAGTTTGTTCTTGTATGACGCTTAACTCTGCAAACCGTGCCATGCTGCCTGGTGTATAGGTGTCTAGTACACGAATAAACTCAGCACTACGGTCAATGGTATTGTCATACACTTCACTGTATAGATCACCAAAGAATTCGTGTAGCTGTGGAAAATCACTGCCCTCCACGTTCCAGTGAAAGTTCTGTGCTTTGATACTAAACACATAGCTGGTTGCCAATAAAACTTTTAAACTGTCTGCTAACATATTAATGCCTCAATAGTAATGTACTCAATACGCCTGGATCGTTTGCACTCACATCGCCTTCACCAGGTGCAACTATCACATTGTATTTTAATCCGGTAGTGCGGCCTTTGGCCATGTACTCATCGTAACTCAATATACTTGATGGACTGATGTTGTATGCTTGAGCCAAACGTTGTTTGATTTCTTTTAATGCGTCAGGGCTAGCAGGTTGCCAAGCACCACCCTCTGTCTTTTTCAAGTTTCCCTTTTCATCTTTGGCCAACAAGTCATAGAATAACTTCTCAGGAACAATGCGACTGTTCTTTGTACGTTCTAGCCCCGGGTCTTGCGCTTTAACTTGTTTCTCTTGTGAGGTGTGAGCACCTTCACTCCAGTTGATGATAAAGTTATCTGGCTTCTTGGCTAGTGCAGCACCAGCCATTTTAGTATAAGCATAGAACTTAACGTTAGGATGTTGTGCAGCCATTTTCAATGCTAAATCTAAATATTCCGGGCTGAAGAAGTCACCGGCATCATGCCAACGTACTGTTACTTGCCAGCCGTTCTCAAATCCCTTTGAGCCTTTTGCGCCTGCTTGTTCTTCTTTGGTGATCTCTGCACTCAATTGACTGAAGAATCCAGTTGGATCATTCAACAGATATGTTAGGATTCTGCCGTCACTTAACCAAGCTGCCTTGAATTGTACTTTGCCGCCCTTCATGGCGAAACAATCAACCTTACATGCGCCTGCTCCAGGGCATGTGTTAACTACAATCAGTTTACCAGTTGATTCGTCTACAGCGATACCAGTTAGAGCAGCGAAACCCACATTGAAGAACTGTTCAAATTCTCCATTGCTGTGCTTCATCTTCTCATTTTGCTTTAGTAACCGCTTGGGACGCTGGGTCAATGCATTGATGATTGCATCTTCTCTGAATTGTTTACCAGCCTCGTCATAGTACTCAATGGCACTACTACGATGAACATATGGTAACTTGTATTTGTCTGTTTTGGTTTTACCTGTTTTATATGCTTGTACACCCTTGGCACTGACCTTACCTGGAACATCAGTTCCTTTGATACGTGTCATATAGTCTTGAAACTCTTGTCCACCCAGTTCACGCTGTGATGCAGGTAACTTTGTGGCTTCATCAACTTCTTGCTGTGCTGTGGAAACAAATTCCTCTGGACTCATAATTTTAATGCCAGTGGCTGCACCTGGTAAACTTGGCGCCGCCTCTTCGTTCTCTGTTAAAAATTCATGTGCTCTCATATTATTTCTTCTTTGGTACACAGTTGGGCACTGTCTTGCCGTTCTTTTTCTTGGTGCCCAGTTGTCTGTAATCTTTCCAGCAGGGATCCTCATTGCTTGAATCTTCGCTCACGCCTTTACTTCCATGATTTTTCCATTCTACACCATAAGCGGTATCTAAGCGTTTTACTTCAGACTTATTCATTGAGGTTAAATCTCTAGCATATTTCTGATTAAATCCAGTTGGATCTTCACCGGCACCATATTTGTCTGTTGCTTTATGTTTAATTCCACTGGGAGTTTTTGTTACTTCACCTTCCGCCACACCCTCTTTATCACCATAGACAGCAGGCATTGCCTTTTCAAATTTCTCACGTTCTTCTGCCTGTTTCTTTAACAAGCTGAACAATCTGTCAGCACCCTTTTCAGGATCGTATCCTGCTTTTTTAAGACCCTTGTTGAACTTTTCACGGGCAGAGGGTTTTTCTGTTTCGGCTACTGCTTGTTGTCTACCTTCCAAATACTGACGCACTGAGTTCAAATAGTCTGATGCTTTGGTGATCTTGGCCTGTACCCATCCATCTAGACCTTGCATTTCGCTCACGTTACTCAGCATGTCGCAAATCTGTTTGGCATTTTTAGCTGACTGATATAGATCACCGCGCGCCATTTCTACTTCATGGTCTGGTCTTTTGCTGATTAATCCGGGCTTTAATTTATGTCCTTGACCGGGCATGAGTATGAAATCTTCTTCACTCAGTGTTGCTTCGCTGACTCCCTGGGCTATGCTGCTAATAGCTGCATCTTGCTCGTAGAAGGGTTTTTTAGTAGTTTTACCTTTAAACAAGCTGCCAGTACGTTTTTGCATTTTGCCCACTGGTTGGGCAACTGATGCCACTGATCCTGAACCAGTAGCGCCTGCAGTCATTTCTGTGATATTTTCTATTTTCATGATTAATCAAGTCCTATTGTATATTTATCAGAATTAAATCAAACCTGAAAAAGTATCAGGTAATTGTTTCCGTCATAAAAAAGCCCCCTAAGGGACTCTTTTATGACATCTTTATACTATTAGAAGTAGACTTGATACCAACTTGGTATACTGTCAATCACACCCGCATAGACAAATGTCAGTAGCATCCCTGAATTACTAACAGCCGTATCCGCATACATAAAGTCATATGTTCCTCCTGTGCCAAACCATAAGCCCGCTTGTTGCCCACTGCCAAAAGTACGAACTCTTTGTCCAGTTGCTGGTTTGTAGATTATTCTTTTAGTACCTGTAGCGGTGGTTGCTGTGCCTGTGCCAGAACCAGCGCCAGTTGCAACAAAGGTAGCACCCGTGCCGCTATAAGGCGCACCAATTGGCGTCCAGCTTGTATCGCCTACTGTAAGAATAGTATAACTTTCACCTATTACAAATGAACCTGCATTTACTGTAGTTTGGACTGAGCTTGTTGCAACATTAAACACATCACCTACGGCTGGGCTCGGCGGAAATTCAATAACCATATAATTATTGCTGTCAACTTTGCTATCGTTAATCCATAAAGTTTTTGTATTTGGTACTGCTTGTATACCTAATGCAGTTTGAGAACTTAGAGTAATTGTAGCAATATTATTTTGGTAATCATTAAATGAATCCATAGTACCTGACAATGTATACGCTGTCCAATCTCCTACCACTGTATTAGAAAATACAACAACATCGGTGTATGGTAACATACCAGAACCAGCAGGATTACCTGCTACCCAAGTCAATGTACCAGAACCGTCGTTGTTTAAGTATCCACTGGCATCTGTTGGTAATGTTGTACCTCCACCGCCACCTCCTAGTACACTAGCACCAGTACTATCGTTAATAGTACCGCCTGCAGGTAATGTTAAGTTACCATTATTGTCAAATGTCCATGCATATTCTGTGCCACCATTTGATCCACCATTATATACTTTTACGTTTGCACCAGCGGGTGTTGCTTCAAATTGACTGAATACATTCGGTCCATTCATATTGCTTACTGACTGCAATCTTGCAACACCATTGCTGCCGTCATTCATGGCATATAAGTTTAAATTCCCGCCAAAAGAATAAATTGACGACTCTTTGTAAGATGGTACTTGAAAAGTAGTAGTGTCAAAGGTCCAACTTGTATCAATACCTTCAAAATCTAATCCAATTCTAAACTCATCTCTTTGAAGTTGTGTTCTTGAGTGAATAGTACCAACACCATCAACCACAATTTGTCTAACCCCGTAATCATCATCTGCGGCATCAACTGCGGCTATAGTAATATTTTCATCAGCTTTACCGTAGATAGTGCGGTCAGTAGCAAACGTCCAAGTCATGCTATCATTGTTTACTCCGATAACTAAGTTGCCATCTGCACTAGCAATGTTAGCATAACTATTACCATTAACTATACTAGTGGGTGGGGTAACCTCGGCACCACCACCAATATTAGTTTTACCAACTGTAAGATTACTAGAACTACTGGTTGGGGTAACACTAGTATTAGTTACATTATTAGTTTCTGTGTTGACTGTTGCCGCCACTGAAGTTGTTGATTCAGTTGTCCAATCTAGAGTTACTGAACTAATGACATATTGACCATAGATGCCATCTGTATTTTCACCATCAATTGGGAAATTGATAACAATACCTACATATTCCGGTGATGCATTATTGAGATATGAATTGGCTGCTATAGTAACATGTGTACTATTACAATCTATATACTGTGCATCATAGTCATTTTGCGGCCCGATTTCCCCAGTATTTCCTCCGAAGGTACGAGTAATTCTTTTAGTCCACTCTACACTACCGTCATTACCGCTAATACGTGCAACATACAATGTGTAGTCATTATCTTCATCAGATGTAAGGATATAGCCGCCATCAGGTGTTGCTGTTCCTCTGAACTCGTTATTCCAACTTGGATTATCGTCAATAGTTACTTGCCATATAATAGAACCATCACTGCTATCTATTTTAGTAACAGTACCATTCTCATCTACTGTAATTATGTTACCGTCAGCTAATAAATCAACACTGGTAACATGTCCCCCTGTATTATTGGCAGGATCAACATAGACTGCCCATTCTTGATTACCAGCAATGTCGTGCTTAATTACCAATGAGCCTCTGTTGTTACCATTCCACATATAACCCACTGCATAATTATCACCTGAACTAGTGTCAACTACTACAGAATGTAATCTATCGTAGTCTGCAAGTCCTATGTTCTTAGACCAACCAGTACCACCAATACGGCTTATAAATGCTTGATTGTTTAGTTGGTATTCAAATGATAATGAATTGCCAATTTCAGCACCCCAATCTTTACCTCCGGATCCTTGACAGAAAACGTCACTGATTGGAGTACCGGTTTTGTTAGATACTGCGGCATCTATGTTGTTGCTATTGTCAGCAAACACTACAGGATCAAAGTCAAATACAAAGTCGTTGACTCCATCAACGCCACCTAAGTTACTACCTAATACTCTTATTGATTGAGGGCTAGACCAACCACTGATTACACCACTCCAGCCGTTAACTCTAATGATATTATATGTACCGCCTTCAACGGCTGATACCTGTATACCAAGTCCACTTCCTGTACCATCAGGACTTGCTGTTACGTAGGTACCATTCATTATAACGTTATAGTAACCGCCCACTGTGTAATTTAACTGACTACCTGATTGCACTCCACTAGCATTGAATTCAGTCCAACTTACATATAGTTTGTCAGTAGTACTTGGTGCTAACGGTGTAAATGTTTTTTGTAAATTTTCGTCATAAGTTTCCCCTACAACCAAAGCATTAACAATGCCGCCGCTTGGATCAACACTGAATACACCGTCATTTATCTTCATTCCATTGTCAGAAGTGAATTCAATATTAGTACTTGGTATAATACTACCATCAGCAGGATCAATGAAATATGTAAAGCCCGCATCATTAGTATTAGTGCCATATCTACCAAGAGCAAGTAAAGTTGGAATGCTAGATACAACAACATATTCCAATGAAACAATTTGAACATATTCAGCATCAATGTTGCCTGATATTATGTTCTTACTCCATTGTTGAACTCCTAAACTATTAAATTTTATAATACCACCATATCGCTTACTCTCGTTATCGTCATAATATGAATAACTGATATAACTGTTACCATCACTGTCCATGGCTACTGCTTCCATATCAGCACGCCTATTATCACCAGTATGTACTAGTTCATTAAAGTAACCATATTGTTGTGCTGTTAAATAAGCAGTAGTTTGTGTAGAACCATCTGGAAATTCTAACCCACCATCTGTACCAAACTTCCAAACACTTACTGTACCTTCGTCGAGACTAGAACCAATCTCAACACCTTGTTGAGAATCTGGATTTGAACTATAAAGTCCTGGCAATTTAACATAATTGTAGTCATCACCGAAGAATAAATCAGTTGAACCGTCTTGTCCTGCTGGACGCATAATGTGTAAGTGTTCTGGCCCACCGACTTCTGGCATTGCTCCAAACTCAATTCCACCTCGGGCAGTTGCCATACTAATAACGCCAGAACTGTTTACAGTTACGTTGTAGCTTCCTGAGGAGATTTGATTGGTTGCGCCACCACCTCCACCACCACCCAATACACTAGCACCAGTGCTGTCAACGATGTCGCCACCAGCTGGTAATTTCAAATCACCTCCACTAAATGTCCAACTACCACTGGTGTTGTGTAGAACAATATTACCCGGAGTACTAATTTCAAATATACCGGTTTCTTGATCTACACTAACATCGCTACCACCGCCTGGACCAGGGAATGTTAGTGTACCACTGTCATTGAATACCAACTCTAGATCACCGCTTACTAACTTATCTGAAGATCCGCCACCAGGTAAACTTTGATTCTGCCATTTTTCTTGGCTCTGATTCCACGTCAATACTGAGCCATCAACTGGACCTTCTAATTGTACATCATCTAAATCTGCTAAACTACTTGCACCACCGCCACCAATGTTAGTGATTTCTCCAGCACGAACCTTTGGACGGTAGGGAATCTGTGTCCAATCACCTGTATTAAAAGACACAAACGGGTTGGCAACTACTGTAGCCCACATGTTACCAGCTTCTGCTCTGGTCTTATCAGCAGACTCAAATACACCCGCTGTTTCTACATTAATCTCGTCAATCTCACCATCGTCTAACTCATCTACGCTATACTCAGCGGCTATATAAGAAGAACTGGGAGTTGTACCGGATAGTACTAAGTAACGAGAGTTGTCAATAACTGTAACATTACTGGCGTTATTACCAAATGTATCTGGATTATTACCATCACGCTCATCAACTTCTTCTACAAAATATGTAGCTGCTTGTGACAGTCCAGGAATAGCAATAGCTGTTGCTCCTGCTTCTAAATCAAGTCCACCAATGCGTAGTTTTGATTCTTGTATTTCAAATGCTTTATTTGCCATGTTATATTATTCCTTTAATTAATCGTATGTTGACACAAATTGAATTGCGTGTACTCTAACATTCATTGCGTTAGTTGTTTGACTGTTTATTGCTGTAACTTCAATAGTACCTGCTAGAGTATTGCGAGTCACTGTAAATGTTGCCAATGGAGCAGAACTGGTGTAAACAATACCGTATACACTTATGATTGGTTCAGCAGCAGTATTGTAAGTTGCGGCAATAGTTGCTTCACACGTTTGGGTATGTCTGACATTGGTAACATCACCGTCTAGTTGACCTTCTGCTGCAATAACTAGTTTGATACTGGTCAAGTGGTTAGGTGCCGAATAGACAACTGTTGGGGTGGCGCCTGGCACAGTAACACTTGTTGCTGATACAGTTCTTGTAGCATTTTGTCGTATTTCAGTTGGTGTTACACTGTCAAAAGTTACATTGTCAGTTGTGTTTAGGCTTTGGTCGTATGTTGCACCACCACCTAGTACACTAGTGCCACTACTGTTTTTAATATCGCCGCCGGCGGGTAATGTCAAATTACCATCTGCGCCAAATGTCCACTGGTTTGTTCCGGTGTGTAAAGATATTACACCAGGCGTAGATGCTGAATTACCACTGCGAATTTCAACATTGCTACCAACATATGGTTGTGTTGAATTTCCACCCTTCAATACAAGAGTACCGCCGATTGCACCCCAACTTGGGTTACCTATATCAGATCCAGCATCACCTGCAGTGATTGTTAAATTACCACCATTACCAGCATTAAGGCTAGTTGCCGCAATGCCGCCGGTGCCTGCACTAATTGTTAACGGAGCACCTGCTGTACCAGGGGTACTAGGGATCACAGCATTTGTACCGTTACCAGCATATACGTTGCTAGTAATTACACTGTTGAATGTAACATTGTTAGTTGTATTCAATGATTGGTCAAATATATTAGTTATAGTTGTTACATAACCTTCTGATGTCCAAGGTGTTCCAGTAACAAATCCACTAACATCAGGTATTACTGGTGGAGTATATGTAAATACACCAGTTGAGTTATTATAAGATATGTCACCACCGCCACTTGCTGAATTATCAGCACCAACACTAATGTCAGTTAATGCAATACCACCACCTGCACCTAATCCACTTAGTATACTTGTACCATTGGCATAGTTAATTTTAGATGTATTAGTTGGTAATGTTAAGTTACCATCTGTGCCAAATTTCCATGCATATTGGTCAATGCCGTTTAGTGTGCGGACAAATACAGATTTGATTGATGAGCCTAATACAATACCAGGATCGGCTTCGCCATTAAAAGTTATAACACCTTCTGGTAACACTATGGTCCCGGGAACTGTTAAGAAACCGTTCGTATCAAATTCCCATTCTGGTGCCGTCGTAGCCGCGGTATAGTTGCCAGTCTTTAATATGATTGGGAATTCTGGACTGCTGGTTGTTGTACCGGAATAGGAAATTTCAATATATCCGCCAGTAGCAATTATACTTGTAATCGTTCTTACATCACCATTCTGGAAAGTGATTGTACTGTCAGTGAAATTCGGAGCGCCGCCACCTGGATAATAATATGCAGGGATAATGGTGTTATCGTATGCCACATCTACTACTCCGGGAGTGCCTGCCCCTGTTCCTTCATTACTGTCAGTACTAATAGTTCTTGTAGAACCGACTTGGGCAGTATCTACGCCAGATTTAATCAATAGGCTGTTGGGATTGCTGATAGTATTGTCAGGGAATGTTGTAGTACCATCTGAACCAAATTTCCAAGTAGATGAATGTTCAATACTAAATTCTTTTAGTAAATCACCGTTACTTGGATTAACTATACCAATTCTTCCTTGATATCTTGGTAATCCAGTAAGAGGATCAGGTGTACCAGGGTCTGCAAATGCTTCTATGATTTCTCCTACAGCACTTCGGAAAGGACCATACACAATTCTAACTACAGAACCTAATCCACCTACGTAATTAGCACTAGCAGGATCAATTAAATCAAGTACGCTTGCTTCAGGATTTACAATACTAATTTGATTATCATCCACTGTTGAATTTGTGTCAAAATCAACTATGTTAGTAAATTTAATAAATCCTGTTTCTGTAGCAGTAATATTAAAATTAGATTTTGATTGAACAGAACTGCCCTCAGGTACAATTAAAGTGCCTGTGCCATTATGATTAAATGTCCAATTCTTTTCAGTATCACCTTGTGTAGTTGCAGTTGTAATTTGTACTTCACCGCTCAGTTCACCGGTATTCTTAACTTGACGATTTTCTAAAACAATACCACCTGGTAATGTTAGTGCACCGGTATTAGTAAAATTAAATTCTACTGCTGGACTTGCGCTAGGACTAAAGTGAATTTTCACATCACCGTTAGTACTAGTCATTGTAGTATCACTGAATGTAATATTACCTGTACTTGAGCCTGTACTGTCAGTATCGTTGACCCAATTAGTACCGTTATACTTCAACACCTGGCCAGTAGCAGCACTGGTGATAGTAACATCTGACAAGTCGTCAATAGCAGTAACCAATGAGGGCTTACCAGTTAAACTATCATATGTTCCATCAGGTATAGAGGGCTTGTTAGTTAAGTCATTGTAATCACCACTGAAATTAACATCACCAGCACTGTATGCCAATGCTGTCCATGCAGTTGTGCCGTCACCGTATTTTATTTTTCTTGTATTGGTTTCTATGCCTGGTTCGCCCAGTGCCAGTACTGGATTTGATGCTGTCCAGTTTGCTGCAGTATCGCGTCTTAGTCTGATTTGTGTTGCCATTTTATGAATTGCCCCCGTCTAATATGGTTGTGTATTGCGTAGTGGCATCGCCGCCGTCTGCACTATTTATCGCTATTTGTGTGGTCAGTGCGGTCAGTGCATCTG